CGCCATTTGAATGGCGGCAAGTACCTTGTCATTCAAATGAACAACACCAGCGGCGCGGGCTGGGATGACAATTACATGGTTGAGGTACAGTTCACCGATCTCAGCGTGGTCCCTCAGAAAGCAATAGCTAAAGCTATCAAGGTATGCGGCAGTGATAACACAACACTTGATGACGCGGTATCTGTCCTGGAAGCATTGAGTCTTTATGGTACCATGGCTCCGCTGAGAAGCTGGGAGGGTAACAATTACAGAAGGCTCCTCAGGATGGCAAAGAAATACAGCCGCTTGCTGGAGAAACAGCAAAACTTTCTCCCTACTGCGCTGGACAGGGAATGTAACACCCTGGGGGCAACGGCCTTTGATTACATGATCGGTTGTCCTTGGGGGACAGGGAAAAATACAACGAGCGATAAAAACCCGCTCCTTGCCGGCCTGGCGGAGCCCAGAACTGGACTCCGCCATAGGTAAGAATGAGAGATTAACAGATAGGAGGAGAATAAATGGACAAGATGGCATTTCACAAGAAGCACGCGGGGGTCCACAAGGGGCCAACTAACGTTAATGGTTAGAAACCTATGCCCCGGAAGTGCTCTTGATTGCAGAGTGCACAAAATGTGGCGCGCTTTGCGATGTTGTTGATATGGTTCTGTATGGAATGCGTGGTCGTGGCGGCATCGCCATCGAGTATACTGATTTGTTGTGCCGCGATTGCCATCGGGGGTAATAACATTGGGTATGAAGAGTTTTACCCAAAACTCTTCTGGAAAGAGACGAGAAATGAAACAGCCTTCTTGTAAAGAAAGAATTGGCAGTGCATATGAGATCGCTATGAAAATGGAGCGCGATTTGTGGGAGATGTACTTGATGGGCAATGACGAGATACACCCCGAACACGAATGTACATTTCCAGATCATTTCCTATGGTTTGATTATGTGCCCGCCGGGACATTTGCAGATCAGAATTTAGGATATTTCATTTACCAACTATCAACCGGCGGCCCCGGTGACGAGTTCCGTTTCTTTGCGAGCAAGGGGCAAGGTGGCCGCTGGTTTGTATACAAGGTCGAGTATTGGTACCTTGACTGGTTCGATGGGGCAAAAATCGAACTGTGTGGCCCCGAAAAGTCCTTACTAGTGGAAATATTCGATGAGTATTTTGATCACGTCAGGGATCAGGTGTATGACAGCGCAATGGAGGAGGGGTCATAAATGAGCGAGAAGCGAGTAGGAACACCACGGATGATTAAATTCGACGAGTTATCACCAGTCCTCCGCCAGAAAGCAATCCAGTATTTTGTGGATTCCCTCCTGAAAGATATTTCGGAAGGGTGTAGATTCAGTAGCGGATCCGACCTCCAGATCCGCATTGATGCGGCGGGCCAAAAGGCCGCATCAATGCACACTCCATGGTTTTGGCTAGAATATATCATGGAAGATAAGGCCGCAGTACGTGGTATTTTGGACATAGCTATGGCCGACGCTCGGATCGCTGTGTATCTCGTACCTGGCGAGGGGCAGGGCATGTTCGTCAGGGTCAATCAACTGGAGAGAACAGAGGTCGGCCAAGAAGTAAGGCGAGCTTGGCCGCTGGTGTCCCTGGAGGAGGGGTCATAAATGAGCGAGAAGCAAATAAAAACAATCGTGTCCTTTGGGGCTTATGAAATGGGCTACGTTGAGTCAGCCTTAAGAGAAAGGTATACTGAGGAGGACGAGGAGAACATAGCTGTGCTTATGAGGTGGGCCGTCAGGGAGGTAGTGACTGCTATGATCTGGGGCCTGGAATGGGAACCGTGCCAATGATGCTTAACAACTTGACACCATTCCAGCGGGCGCAACTGTTCGCTTACCACTTAGGTGGTGATTTTGTATATCGCAATAGTAAGGGAAACAGATGGCCCGCCACAGCCTGGAGAAAAATGGTAAAAACACTTATCGATAAAGAATACCTCATTATAAATAAGCACGAACACCTTATCGTTGCACCTAAGGTAAAAGAATGGTTCGACAACAATCATATGAATGAGAGCCTTGCACCATTAGAATAAAGGGGGGGGTGTGATGAGTGAAAAAAGGAACGATGTAACAAGCATTGTGTCAATACCTGTCACTGTAGCAGAGTATACCTGTGGGTGCTGGGGCAAGCACCTTCCTCCGTACATCACAGGCGGAGAGATTGTACTACCCTGCGGTCTGGGTTACAGGAGTAGAAATCACACGCACGGCCAAAATTTCTACGTCCTGGACGTCCAGGACAACATGGCCCTTGTTGAGTTTAGGAAATATGGGGATCTCTACGGGGCTGGTGTATGGCGATACCTCACGGGGGAGGATGATGGTCATTTGTTTGTCTGTCATGTATCTAAGGCGTCTGGGAGTGTCGCAGATACGCTAAAAGGGATGGTTCCAATTGCGGTTAAGCGAGCCATGCGTGAGGGGCTGGACGTGCGCCGGCAAGGGGATTGGTTTTTCGTCCCCGTTGCCCGCTCACCGAGGGGCAAGATCGAGTACGATTGCCCACTAGACGACGATCACAGGGCAAGCGAGATTGTTGCCCTTAAAACGGTAGTGTATGTGCGCGGGTCAATTTCCCATTCTCAGCACAAGACCATCAGGTTAGACGGATGGCACAAGGCCATCCGTAATGGGAGATTGGCCCTGTTGGGGGGTGATGACTAATGCCGTGTCGCAAGGTTGAGAAAATGAACAAACATCAAATGCGTCAGATTGCTATCGGGGCCGCCCGTGGCGTAATTCGCCACAAAGGATTAGAACCCTTGGAAACCAGCGCTGAGGACGCGCTTGTCCACCTTGACGACATGGCACGCCAGCACCCCGACAGAATTGCCGCCATTTGGTATATGGAGGCAAGCGACAATCAAATTAAAGCATTCTGCCGGGAGTGGCGAAAGTGGAAAAGGCAAACAATCCGCTTTTCTTCTGGTGAATGCGAAATGAGCCCCAGGGGTGATTTGAAGGAAATCACCCTGAGTGAGGCCATAAAGGAGATTGAAAATAAATGAGCTTGAAAAGCAACTTGAAGAAATTGACGCCAAAATAAGGACACTGGAAAAAGGACGCTTGCGGGTTATCAAGGAACATGACCCTGCGTATTATGAATACTCGCAAGCTCACGCTGAGCGGGGCAAGAATGATCCCCTAACCCTAGGAATTTGAAAAGCGCCTCCGTTCCAGGTGGCAATTAAAAGCCGGTTCGAGTCCGGCGGGCGCTTATCAGGCAACCGCGTCGCCTAAATAAGGACGCGGGGGAGGCTGGTGCAGGCCAGTCAAACCGTCACAGCGGGCGGGGGTGGCGGAAAAAGTAAAAATTGACAGGATGGTCAAGATGGGAGGAAACTTGACATACGACTGCGAATACCAAACTGACGAGGATGGGTTTATAATTGAAGACAGTCCTTTTGTTCTTGAACCTTACTACACCCCACATTTTTACAAAAGGTCAAAAGGCCCAAAGCTATTATACGACGTGGTAAATGGACAATTTCATTCAAACTATCAAAAGAGGACTGGAAACGCTTCCCTGAGCTTGAGGGTGAACCATGGTTAGAGTTATTCTGTAGCTCGAATTTTGATTCGGTTGATGTCCGACTAGAAAGCCACGACGATGAATATTACGATAGCTTTGAACGCCGGTACAAAAAACTGATGGGATGGGTAGACCATACAAAAAGGTAGGCCAATTCCTACATCTGTGGTTTTGAGTGGCAGGAAAGCCCGTTTGTTCAGGAGAGAGAGAAAGAGAAAAGTGAAAATTCTCGGAACATTCAGGACTAAGCAAGCTGCTAACGCAGCGTGCGATGTCCACAACGAAAAAGAACATGATGGCAAGGTGGGTTGCAGGCCTGTTTCATTACCATGTCACAGGGCATGGGAAGCGCAGTGCCGCACGTGCCCTACGAAAATAGAACAATGCGAGGAAGGGACTTGTATTGCCTGCGGCGAATTATCGGGATCGTATTTGCTGTGCGGTTCGTGCGCCGCACAGCAAGTCAGCTATGGGCTTTTTGGCCCGTATCAAAGAAGGGAAGGGTAGAATGTTAAAGGTTGGTTACTGTATGGTTTGCGGGGTCGAATCCCCGTGCTTCTGTTTGTGCGAAAAGCACCGCACAAAAGAAAATGCAGAAAAGTGCAACATCCCCATCAAGGGGCTTTGGGGATGGTACACTCCGTTCCTGAGCGATGTAGAATGCCCAGTCTGCGGCGAGATTATGGAAGAATCCATGGGCTTGCCGGGCCCGCAGTGCCCAAGCTGCGGGTACTGTGAGGCAGAGTAATGAGCATTCACTGCATTGCCACAAAGAACGGTAAGCCCCTGGCGATAGAAAGGGGTACCAAGGGTGTCATGGTACGGCTGTTGGATGACGACCTGGACAAAGAGTTCGAGTTCGCAGCAAAGGGGGTAAAGGCCATCGCCATGGGAAATTGTGACTACTTTCTCAGGTTCGGGGCTTTGAACTCGCATGCGGCGGCCTTCGCCTTGGAGATCGCCATTGGGGAAACGGATTACGATGGCGTCGCAGCAGAAAGGGTGCTATCACCGGACGAGGTTCGGGCCGCAGGACGGAGTGTCAATTGGGGATTCACGCCCCCAAACGCGGCCATAAAAGGCGCATGGTGGAGCGCGCGTGAATTTCTCAGGCTGTGCGTGAAGCACGGCTTGGGGATAAGGATAGAATGGTAAAGGAGAGAAGCATATGTTTCACACGGCAAGATTCAAGGCAACGGTAGTCATAAAAGCTATAATAGCTGGCGACGTGCGTGCTGTTGCCAAGGAGTACGATGTCGAGCCCTGCGATGTCTCGTCTTGGAGAGCCGATTTGATGGCGGGGGCGAGGGGGGTTTTTTAAGGAAAACAGCGTGTATTATAGTTGTCGTGACAATAAATTTCACGCCAAGTGCGTTCGGTGCGGCGCGCACGTGAGCTTCCCTCCAGGGGGAAATGTGGCAGAGGAAATGAGAAAGTTTGGATGGATAGACAAGGACCATTCCTTGTACTGTCCCCGATGCAAAAGGTGAGTAAGGGCGCATGAAAAAACTATACAAGGTAAACGGTGAGGAGAAACTAGTCGAAATGTTCTGCCCCAAATGCGGGGAGAACTTCACAACGGGGATAATGATGGATGGCAAAGAGGACAAGTGGGCGGTTCATCCTCATTGCAGTAATATCGACTGCCTATACTCTCCAAAGTGCGGCTGGTTCACGTTCGAGATACTCTCCAGGGCGCAGCGAGCCATCGGGCAAGAGATTAACAAGGCGGTCAGCATTCTGTACCCCGAAAGAATAAGCGACACGTTTTCCTCTGGGAATGCGTGTGATGTCTTATTTGAGAAATGGGGGTGGGAGATAGACGTCAATCGTTGTGTTTGGCCCGCATGGTGGCTAGACGAGCTAGAGAAGTGGGAAAGTCAGGAGGAAAAGAATTGAAAACACACAGAACGCTGTTGATATGGGCAGACAGGCTAGGTGCTCTTGAGCACCTGGCTGAAGACCTGGCGGGCGCATACAACGACAATGGCGACTTGCCCGACGGCAATGCTCTTTTGCCATCGGTCCCGATCGCGGAGAAAGAAGCGAGTATGGTCAGGTTGCATGGTGGCGGAATAATGATTAGCGCCACTTATGCCGACGATGACGAGATGATTAAATTTCTTAACGTTGTCGAAGTGCCCGATGAATGGGACGACGATCTCATTGATCGCGTCAATGGCCTACTATCAAAGAAGTCAAGGCTGTGGGCCCATTACGGAGCCTACGGGTGCGGGATCTACGTTTTCACATAGGAGGAAATAGAGACGGAAATGGTATTGGGGTAAAGAACATGACAGCGCTGTATGGAATTGTCAAGGAGAAAGATATGAGCGCATTCAGGATCTTAAGCGGGATCGTGATCAATGGAAGGACAAGGAGTGGTCATGACGTTGAGTTCCACTTCAGCGGCACCAAAACAGAAGTCACAAGGAAAAAAAATGGAGTAGAGGAGAGGTTTATCGGGCACTGCGCCGGCGCGCTTGCCGGCGCTGCTGCCTACACCAGTGGCGACGGGTGGGTGGACAAGATCGACAACCTCGCAGAATACCTTCTCCGCCAAGAGGAGATTGACTTTCAGGAGTGGCTGAGTGGAAAATAAGGGGGATTTTCACAGGGGGAGATCCCCAACCGTCAATAACATGGGTCAGCGGTTAGGGATCTGTTAGAAGGACGGACTTGGAGACAGCCTTGTACTTACCCACGAATTAACCGCTGAGGAGTATTCGTGGGTAAGGTTTAGGTTTACTATTCACTGCGTAGGCGTAGGCGCAGATGGTATAAAGTGCATGTTTTTCGGAACATGCACTACAAAAGGTGTCAAAGCCGTTAAAAATCTAGAAATGATAAATCGTGACGGCGCAATTTGGTAGGAACGGGAAAGGGAGTAGCATGGGATTACAAGTCTTTTATCCCAAAGAGATCGCCGCGATATGCTGCGGCCTCATAATTGCCGCCATGGGGTCTAATCACAGCGACGAGTGGTTACACGGCTTTGTCGCAGCAATGATCACTGTCATGACCAGTTTCGATCTGGACGTCGAGGAGCAATTAAGAAATAGAAAAGTGTTGCGGGTCATGGCAAGGAGGGGTATAAAATGGCCGCTGTAAAGTGGACTACGATATGGCCTGTAAAAACGGGGATGTATTGGTTTTACGGATGGATGCAGGAGAATCAAAAGGGCCCCCCAGAGATGACCCTGGCAGGGGTATACACGGATTCAACTGGGTACTCGACATACATTGCCAACGGTCGCTTTATAAATAGGGCTGATGGTGCGTGGGGAGTATGGAAAGAAGCACTGCTCCCCAATATCCCGAACCTGAGAGAGTACGGAATGGAGGATTTCTAGGTGAAAATAGAATGGGCATGCCCTATTTGCCAACAGGAGTTCGTTCACGTTTATCAACCGGATCACGACGAGGGGTATTTTGCAATGTGTCCCTTGTGCGAGGTTGAGGCATATGACATAATCGGGATCTTGGAGGCGCAATACATGGCGCTTGTCGGCTGCCATGACGGCGGTCGGCTATACGAGGTTTTGTCAAAGCTGCTTGAAAATTTCAAGCCAAGCCCGACGCTGTGCATCGATGGGTTTGACGAATGGCAGAAGGAAATGTATGTAATGTATTGCGAGAAATACCTTGGAACGAATCGGTCACTTCCCCAAGTGGCCAAGGAATGGGCTGAGGCGCGCGGGTGGCCCATTCGCCCACAAAGCACCGGCGAATGGGAAAAAATGTATCAGGCATGGCTAGATAGAGGAGTGCAATGATGAAAAAGATTGACCAAGTAATTAAAGATTGCAAAGAGAAAAGATATTCCGTCGAAAGGATAGTAAATATACTGGAATATCTGACCAAAGAGCAAAAAGAAACCCTGGAGAGAATAGCTTATCACATCAGCGAATACAACGGTGTTTTAAATGTTCATATCCCGTATGATATGGATAAGTACAAGGTGGTAAGAAGCATATTCAGTGATCTTTGCTCTATTGAACTGAACACGGCCTGTGATTCGCCGGAACAGTGGCGAAGTCTGGGCGACGAATATGATGAAATAGTGGTAATTTATATGAATCCCCGTTCCACTCAAAGCACGTGCCACAGGGTGAAGGCCGGGGAGCATGAGGTGCTGCAAAAAATAAATATTTATAAGTGGGAATGTAAATAATGTGGCGACCACAAGACGAGATAAAGATAATGACGTTGCTGGATGATGAGGGGCCGGCAAGCGACCTGCAATTGGCTGAAGCCACGGGAATGCCATTACCTATAACAAGGTGCATCCTGGAGGCGTTATCGGATGCCCGTAACGTCATTGCGCGATACGATGGAATGTGGGCCTTGGTAAACCTTAAAGATTCAGCCAGATTATCGAACGCTCTTGCAAAATAGGAAAGGATATGGTATAATATTTACGTCGCCAGGGGAGAGTTACTCGACAGAGGCTAACCAAGAAGGCGGACACGGCCCGCACGCAGAAGGCCGGGACAGGGTGCGGGACTGGCGACCAACAAGTCACTTTGTGAGCATACAAGGGGGATAAAATGTCTTTAACAGTTTTGTTGATAGGAAGCAAGGAGAGACCCGGTCGTGATGAGAAAGTTACATACGTGCGGGAGAACGGGGTGCAGCGAAAGATTGTTGCCGGCGAGCACGCCGACAAAGACTTAATCTGGATTACGGAGCGCGTCGGAGAGTGTGTGTACATGAGCAACATCACGCACAATCTTGGCGTAATGGCGGCCAAGGCCGACCTGTATTATCCATTATGGAGACCGGGCGAGGTAGGAATAAAAGTGGCGAGGCAGCTTATTCAGCCGCTAACTGACGGACTGAGCAAGCTAGAATCATCGCCAGACGCATACAGGCAATACAATCCCACAAATGGGTGGGGGTCTTACGAGGGGCTTGTAAATTTCACCCGCAACTATCTTGAGGCTTGCGAGCAGAATGGAGAAGCAATGATCGAGGTGCTACGATGAAAGGAATTTTGTTCAAACAAGATGGGCCGTACAGTTTCCATTACGTCCTAATTTTCACAAAGGGGGACGAATGGGTATTTGATGGCTACAAAAAGGTAAAGGAGATAGAGGTTTCACCAGATCTGCCCGACAACATGGTTAATATCGCGTTTGTCTCCTCAAGGATTAAGAAATGAGAAAATTGCCAAGGGTCACAATATACGCTGACGGCTCCTGTCTGGGCAATCCTGGCCCTGGTGGGTGGGCGTGCATACTAATCTTCGAGTCATCAACTGCCAAGGAAAAGCCAGCGAAACAGTTATCTGGTGGGCACTTGAACACAACGAATAACGCTATGGAGCTTCTAGCCTGCATTAAAGCCCTGGAGGCTCTGAAAAGATCCTGTCAAGTCCAGATCTGGACTGATAGCAAGTATGTCTGTGAAGGGGCTACAAAGTGGGTCAAGAAGTGGGTGGTCAAAGGGTGGAAGGGGTCTAATGGGCGGCAGGTTAAGAATAAAGAGCTGTGGGCAACTCTGTTGCTCGCCGCTTCCAGCCACGATATAAGGTGGAAGTGGGTAAAGGGTCACAGCGGAGATGTGTACAACGAATTGGTTGACACTGCTGCTCGCATAGAGGCAGAAAGGGTGAGGGATGGACACGCCTCTTGCCGGCCATCTTTATCACGAAAAAGTAAGGAGTAATAATGAAGGAATACGCGGACCTCGCGCAAATATGGCTATGGCGACAGCCTGACGGATTGAAATTCGTCACTTGCGATGTCATGGCAAATGTGTGGTTTTATCACGGCGAGGAAATGGTTGATTCTGTTTTGTCAGATCTGTTTGTTGACCAAGAAGGGAGTGGTGTATTCGCAAAGAAGATCCTGGACGAGTTCTACCGCCACAATTCCCCCATAGCCGAGATGTTAGTAAAACTTGGTCAGCAAAACATCTTCACGGAAGAAAACTTAGAGATGGTTTTGGAATCGTCCCCTCATATTCCAGAGGGGGCATACGAGGGCTTCCCTGCAATCGTAGAGTACAAATATGATTCAGGGAGCGACGAGATAGAGATAACTAAAATAACACCATTAAGGCGGGAGGACATTGCCCGCATGATAAAAACAATAGGGAGGTAGTCATGCCAAGATGCCCACACTGCGGTCAGGAATCTGGCCGGCGCAAGGCCGGCGCGTGCCCCAAATGCGGCGGGATGGTCCACCTGGTGCGTGACAAGAACGTCACGCATTGGGTTGCCGAGAAAACGTCGGCAATGGCCCTGGTAGACAAACTGGAAGAGTACATCATCCGGCGACCAGGCCTGCGGCATTTCACCTTTGGTCCGGCGGGCAGCAAGCCCCGCATGGCGCAAGCAGGCGCGGCAACGACGCTTCTGCGTCGTTGCGAGTGGGACCAAGGATTGGCTGAAGAGGTGATCAGTACATACTGTGACGGGTCTCAAAAATTGTACCCTCCAAGAAACATGTTTGGAGTGATAGGCAAGCAATTCGACATGGCGCTTGCAATCGCCAAGCACACAATTGAAGAGGAGGACAAAGAGAGAGAATCGCAGCGCCGTATGGCTAATTCCTCGATGAATCCCCTGGAGGTGTACCTTGGGATATAGCCCTCGTATTTCTGATCTAGTAGCCTCGACGGACGAGGAGTGGGGAGACCCAGAGGAAAACCAAAAGGGAATTGTTTATTACGGAATACCTCGCATAGACAATGCCCTCTACGGGATGAATACAAGGAGGGGCGAGATAATTGCAATTCAGGCTATGAAGAAGAATAGGAAAACCACGTGTGCAATAAACATCCTTTACAACGTGGCTTTACAATTTAGGAAAAGGGGAGTGTGGCTCTGCGCCGACACAATGGAATCTGGTATGCCACCAGAAGCATACCGGGATGTAATGATAGCAATGAGCGCCACTCGCAAGCTCATTGCAGATGTCTTTGGCAAAGACAGAAAGAACTGGCCGCCCTACCACGATCTTGTTAATCATCCAGACATCGAGAACGAGATAGGGATCTCCAAAGAGTTTTTACTGTATAACAAACGGACACGTCGTCAGCACGACGCCATTGAGTGGGCCAAAACAAATTTATCCAAGTTGCCCATCCTTTTGTTTGGAGCAAGCCCCACGCAAGGCAAAGCAAGGAACCTTAAATTGTCCATGCAAAGGTGGGACATGTTGTACAATGGGGATCACCCTCAGGCAAAAGGGTGCCTGGTCAGACTGTTCACGGCTGACCACCTCCAGCAATATCCGGGAGAGAGCGACTACAAAAAGCTGGAAGAGGTGGTTAACGTATATAGTGAGTTCGTTACGTCTCATCCAGGGACAATCGTGATTGCAATCTCGCAAGTAAGTCTCACATCAGCGCGTGAGGCTCGTCAAGGCTTTGGCAAAATGACGGCCAAAGGCGGAGACAAACTTGGGGCGGAATGCAATGTGCTGTTCACAACACGTTACGATAGAGTTGCCGCCCCGCACGAGGTAACTATCGAGGTTACGGAAACGCGCCGGCGGCCACCTCCGGCTGTTGTGCAGGAAATAGAGCCAAACAGTGGGGTGTTTCTGAGGCCGGCTAGGCTGGCTGAAGGAGAGTGGTAATGAACGGGAGCGATAAAATTGTAGATGGCCTAAGGCACATCTACAAAGAGGTAAGAAACTTGTCGCCTCGACCCGAAGATCTTGACAAAGGCTTCTATCGCACCAGGAAGGGACAGAGCCGCTCTGCGTGGCTTGATCGGATAGGGATGGTGTGGACATCAAAAATCAGATATGTTGAAGGGCAATGCGTATGCGGAGGGGATCACAAAATGGTTGCCTTGGTAGATCGGGACGGCGAGGTAAAGGAAACACTTTGTCCTGTGTCGTTGTGGTTAAGAATATGCGCCGCAGTATTAGAAAAAGAAAACGGCGCAGCAATGTCTCAATGGGCAAAAGGTCATCCATTGAAGGACTTCTTGAAGAAAGCTTGACACTCCTAGTAGTGTCATTGCTAAGGAGGATAACATGAGGCTGACTGTTAATCAAAGAGATCTGGGTTGCGCCATAGAAGATGCAAGCGTGGCGACGCCAAAGAACCACGCCACCATTTCAGCCGTAGCGAAGGTTCTGCTTCGTGCAGACGAAGACGGACTGACTGTTACGGGGTGCGACGGTAGTGGGTTTTTCTCAATTGCCACCTGTCAGGCAGAGGTACAAGAACAAGGGGAGGTGCTTGTCGATCCTTTTCTTAAGCACGTTGTGAGTAAGCGGAGCGGAAATGTCAAGCTAAGAACTAAGAAGGGCTCCCTTCTGGTGGATGGAAGGAAATTGAAGGGGAATATGTCCACTGCCGACCCGCAAAACTTCCCGATCCCGCGATTAGAGGTAGGCGAGGATGCGGAAAGCGTCCTTGTTCCCAAAGACATATCACAGGGCGTGTCATTGGCCCTGGACGACAGCGGGCCAGTCCACTGGTTCAGAAGTATCCACTTTGTGGATGGGCATATTGCTGCCCTTCCGCGAGGCGCCGGCAGGTTAACAATAGCTAGAGTTCTGCCGTTCAAAGGGCAGTACATAATCAGGGATAAGCATCTTACTCTCGCCCGACGGGTTGTTGATTGGGCGGTGCCAATAACACTCCTCTCGACGACAGCAGTGATGGATGGCGACGATAGAAAAATTGTTATCCCGTTGGAAGCTGGCGCGAGTGTGCCAGCTGAGATCCTTGAGGAATGGCTGTCTATTCCGACGGTTATAAACTGGCGACCAAGGGTGGAATACGATTTGATGACAGAACTGGATCTGTGCATCCGCCTCTCCGGGGATGGGCACAGAACTGGATTCTCAGCCAAGGACAACGTACTAACGCTATCCTCAGATGGCGTGGCCGCTGGTTCACATACAGCCGAGATTGACATTATATCAGACGGCGATTTTAGCTTTACCGCCAATGCTGAATTTTGGCGAGATGCAGTAAAGCACGTCGCAGAGAGAATTAAAGTCGAGATGTATGAGCACGGAGGCGTGCTTCATGCTAGGATTCACAATGGGGATACTTTCCACTTTGTGTCCCCACAAGGAAAGATGGGAGGTAAATAAATGGGCTACGCAAAGTTGATTGCCGACGCGAGGGACGAGTACATCAGGGTAAAGCTCGACCTGCGGGGGGCAGAGGAAGAGTTTGAGGACTTGAACTATCTCCTCAAGGCAGAGACAGATTACAAAGCCCTCGGATCGAACAATGAGATCCGAGAGGCAAAATTCCAGAATGCGCTCAGGCAGAACGAGGAATGGCTAAGCCTGCGCCGGCTTGTCAATGGATACAGAGACAAGCTAGAGATCTTGAAGGCGGAGATGGAAAAGAACCATGATGCTTTCACTGAGTACAGGCATGAAATTTACGCCCGCACGGCTGAGGAGCTTCACCGACGGTCAGAGCACAGCGCCCGTGCGTTCACGGGCGCACAAGAGATAGCGGCACGGGAGGCTGGCAATGATTTATTCTGAAAAGGTTTGTAGTGAAAGCCTTGAAATGGCAATCAAGGAATACATCGACAAGCATGACCTCGAAAGTATTGGCTCGTCAATAACACAAAGCTATTCCAAGTGGGCCGCCACGTGGGCGGGACTGGACGCCAGCGGCAAAATGCTGAGCGGGATGGGGCTGTGTGACACAAAAAAGGAGAATGTTTCACCTTGGCTTGGTGGCCTAGCCGCTCTATTTAAGGCAGTAAAAGATGCAAGAAGTAGAGGGGGGGTATAATGACGCACAGAATATCAGCAACTACAGCTCCAATTTCAGCAAGCATGTTTCATTCAATCAGTGAGGTTCGTGTCAGCGTCTCGAACGACATTGAAAAGGGGGACATCTATTACGTCTCCGGCTATGGCGATGCAAAGCGATACGCTCTGGCTAAGCCGGCATTGATGCGACTGATGCTTGCTGCTGGCATTGAAGAAATTTCCTCAAAGACGTCGCTGCTGGAGTCAAGGCTCTGGCATGGGGAATGGGATGGGAAGTTCACACAAGTTGATGGAACCTGTGTGAATCTAAGCGGGGAAAAAGAAATAGATCTCCGTGTTGGCGGCACGCGATGGACGGAGAGATACGGTGTGGCAATGGACAACCTCTTGAAAAAGAGCGCCTTGAAAGATGGAACATTCCAGAGAGTTGGCCGAGGTGTAAAGTGTGACGGGGAATGGCTGAAGTCAGAACACCTTGACTTGTATAGAGTGGAGCTTCCGGAGGCAGTGGAGGCTAAGTTCGACCGGTTGGCGAGAATGGCGGCCACAAGGTTTGTAGATCAAGCCTCTAAATTTGGCAGGGAGAAGGCGCAGACTGGCGCAATCCTCCGAGCCCTCCGCGCATTCTTTCACATAAGAACGTATACCATGAAGGAGTTAGAAGAAGACTTTATCGTCATGCGGTCTAGAATTGACCGCAAAGCAATGCGAGAATACCTGGGCGAGGACCAGACCAAAAAGATCGAGGCGGCCATGGCGATCAAGGCCCTCGGATTGACTGGCAAAGAGGTTGCCGGCTTGCTGTCTTCGCCATCTGGCGAAGACGAGATGGCAGACATTGGGCGCAAGATTCTCGACCCGTCCTCTGTCACCCCGGACGAGGCGATGAACGAGTTATTTGACACGAACGAAGACCCGTTCACGGTCAGCGATGTTAATGACGTGGTAGATGCCAGTGTGGTAGATGCCAGTGTGGCGGACAATGGCTTTAGCGAGCTTGCCTCCCTGGAAAGAAAAATTGAGATCATTAAGTACGCCAAGGAACTGGGGTACGCCGACGCGGAGGGCTTTACCAAGTGGTTGTTCAAAGACGACGCGATCAAGTTTGGCAATATCGCTGACGGAGAAGCCGCCTTGATTGCGTACTTCCTCGACCACGTTAAGGAATGGAAAGCTGACACTCCAAGGTCAGAGGTGAACAAGTCCAGGGAGCACTTGAGAGATGTAGTGATCAAGTGCCGCAGTGAGAAGAGGTTGCCCGCGAGATCTGATGAGTGCATACAATTGGAGATGAGCCTGTGAATGACCTTATGATACCAAGTATTCCATCAGTGATCAAGAGCGAGGAGGAGGGCCAGTCCCTCCTCCTTGATTTGGAGAGGCACGCCGTGTCTCATATAAGAGTGAGTTCTGAGGCGTTGACCAGGAGTATTCTGTGCCTGGACGCAATCAGAGAGCATTCTCTATACAGTTACAACGGGTACGATGACTGGGGCTCGTACCTCAGGGACTTCCTCGACCAATATGGACTGTCTCGCTCCTGGGCATATGAATATCTCAAGGTCGCCCGCCTGGCGATGGGCGGAATGGGATTGTCCCCTCAAGAGTTGCTCAACTATGGGATAGACGCGATTAAGCCTGTGACGAATCTTGTCCAGGATTATAACCGTGTCACTGGAGAGATTAGACAGTTGGTGCCCGGTGTTGAGGAAAAGCTAAATGGCGGGGACGAGCCGGGAGAGAAGCTGGCAAGCTTTGTAAGGAAGCGGATTGCCAGCGATGAGTCATCCGCAACGGTAAAAAACTTGCTAAAGGCGGAGTTGCCAACCGAGGCTGAATACGGATTTGGATGGGTGTACAACAGCGAGGGACACAAAGTCAACATTCGCTGGTGGGTGATTTATCCAAACGGAAAATCGGAGGAAGGGTACAGCATCAGGGAAATGCCAGAGCACGTAGCGCTACGGCTATCTCGGCAAGGAAGGATAATAATGTGATGGGTGAAATAAAAGTTGTTACACTGCGAGAAAAAAAGAGAAGGTGTGGCTATAGAAGATCCGGAAAGGACGGCGTCGGGATCTACATGATGGGGCCAGAATGCGGACTGAGTTATTGCGAGAGGCTTCCGTTCCCGTTGGCTGCGTGCCCATGCTGCGGACACGGGATAAAGTTCTCTAGAGGATGGACATGGATCGACCCGTCCGAAATGTTTCATCCGGATAATGAGCCAGCCTGTGACCCTGGGTATCCGGGGCACAACCATCAGGGCTGTCCGATGTGTAACCCCAGAGAGGTGGCAGGGGACAAGGCCGGCTTGCTATGGGTTGGTCAGAACAATTATACCACAAGTAATTTTGTAGCCGAGGCCCTGGAGATGGGCATATCAAAAAGAATGGCTAGTGTACCTCGCGGCTTTGAGGTTGGAAAACACTATGTGTACCTGGCCCACCTCCAGGCGGTCAGAAGGGAGGTGGCTGAGAACGCCTTCGTGCAAGAACAGGGAGTGTTCACGGTCTTTAAGCCAACTCACTTTGACCTGGTAATTGACGATGCAGAAAATATTCCAGGGAGAGCAAGGGCCTTGAAAAAGGCACTGGGAGACAATGCAAGAATCGTAAAGGTCGTGAGAGATGAGTAAAAAAAGAAAAACAAAAGTGATGACGGAGGGATGGATGTGGTGCGACACATCCAAAGACGACATAGAAGTAAAAGTTAAGAGGGCGATTGATAAGTACGTTAAACTTATTCACAGGTACAAAAAGCCGCCCACGCACTGCTACGTGCATCCCAGTGCGTGCGAGGAAGATTTTACCATTGATGTTGCCAATGGCAGGGTAAAAGTAGTGAGGGATACTCATACATTACTCAACCATTTTTTCGTTGGACATCTAGAATGAATAAATACCTCTCTATTGTGGAGGCCGCTGATAAAAGCGGCTTCCACCTCGTTGCGTGGCGCGATGAAGAAAAGGGGTTGCTCGTCGCCACGTATAATACAAAAGCGACCGCCGATGGTGCAAGACGAGACTTGTGGGCAGTCATTGAGCGGATAGCCCGTCAGCAGGAGGTGATGTTTTGAAGCCGCTAATGAGGCCAGCGTTCAAGTACTACGGGGGAAAGTTCGTGCTCGCTCCCTGGATAATAAGCTTTTTCCCACCGCACCGCATGTATGTTGAGCCATGCTGCGGTGCGGCCTCTGTACTCCTGACCAAGGAGCCGTCAGAGGTGGAGACGATAAACGATCTAAACAGCGACATTGTGAATTTTTTCAAGGTGCTTCGGGACAACACCGAAGCACTAGAGAGAGCGTTACAGCTCACGCCTTGGAGTAGGGAGGAGTACTACTCTCATTACGAGAGAACGGAAGACCCAGTGGAGAATGCCCGTAGATTTTGGACGGGATGCGCTATGTCAATATCAAACTTGCCATATACCAGCAGTGGTATAAACTTCACCGGAAAAACGATTCCGTACAAGGCAGCGTGTAGAGTATACAGTGATATGTCGTACCTGTACGCTGTGGCGCGAAGATTCAAACAGGTGCAAATAGAGAATGATGACGCCATTAGCGTCATCAAGAGATACGATGCCCCGCACACATTGATCTACTTCGACCCGCCATATGTCCATGAAAAGAGATCGAGTAGCAGGTACAGTGTGGACGCCGACACGGAATTTCACAAGAGCGCCGCCGTCGCTTTGAGGGATTGCGAGAGTCATGTAATTGTCAGTGGGTACGAATGCTCATTGTACAATGAGTTGTACGCCGGCTGGCACGTGGAGAAAAGGGAGACATTCGCCAACAAAGGATCGAGAAAGACAGAGGTGTTATGGATCTCTCCCCGTGCGTGGCAGGCAATTAAATCTAGACAAAAGAATATGTTTTAAAAGAAGGAGGCACCATGAAGGGAGTATTGTTCAATAATTCTCTTGTATACCATCTTACGCACGCTGAAAATCACAACAGTGCCCCGCATTTGAGAAAGACGCTTTGCGGGGCACCGTTTAGCTGGCAAGATTCATCCATTGGTCCGGCGGAAGATTACGAAACCAGGGGTCTCCGGTTGTGCAAGGAGTGCCTGTACCTGTCAGATAACACGGGAGAGGGCGAATGGCACAATTTGGCGTGCGACGAGTGCGGGTCGTGTGCTACCTACATTGTTAACGACGTCCTAGGCCCTGAGTACCTGTGCGAAGATTGTGCCAAAAATCGCGGCGTCCCCTATTTGTCCACGCATATGCGCCTGGTAGGGCGCATCTTGTGGGCAATATTGCCAGGCGGCAAGGCGGTTTTCACAATCGCCCGCTAGGGCATATCTGCAATAGCCATCATATATCGACTTAGGGTCTTGTCGTCCCTCCCGTTTATCAACTGACAGACACCTGAGTCATAATCAATCTCCGTTCCTATAAGAAAGAATGTGGTGGCCCTGTCTCTAAAGTCATCTCCTCCTTGCAAGATCGCTTCACGGGACTTGAAATTCCGATCTGTTACCATCACGCCAGGCAGGATCTCGTCAAAAGGGACGCGCTTGCCCGTGTTGCTAAGAATGGAGCCCTTGACCTCCCAACTAGATGAGGTCGTGGGCTTCTTGTTTTCTGACAGATTCAAGGCCACTGCGAAGTTCGCCAGGCCACTACTCATTTCCCCGTCAAGTCCCATCACGTCCCTTCTGAAATAACCATTCATATCGTCTATGGTATCCTGATCAGTGGTATCGGCTGTGCGATATTCCTCTCCGTCAATCCCCTTGTACGTGGCATACAGTTTTTGATGAGAGTTTTGTGCGTCGCCAGTCACGTTTGTTTTTGCCTCGTCGTGTGGCAAGTAATAACCAACGGTCTCCAGGTCTTGCTCTTTTAGAAAGACCCTCCTCCTATCATTCAGCTCCATTCCCCAACACACAGGCTTGCCGTTACTATTCCCTCTGTTGGCGCACCATTCCAGAATCTCCCTTGGTGTTTGGTCAGAGAGGAAATATGCTGGATGTAAGGTGCGGTTTGTTGATTCTATCTTAGTCTTATCGTTAGAAATTCCGTGCCCTGCGTCATAAAGATAGTCCACAATGTCCTTTAACACCACCGCCATATCAACAGGGTACGTGTCCTTGGCTGATATTGAGACAGCCGTGATCTTGGCATATGCAGCATCATCCGCAGCCGTGCTCTCTCCCGCGTCTGTGATGGTAAGGCGGATTGACACAGTGGTTGCGTCACCAGAGATAACGGCCCTGGAACTGCCGGATTGCTCGCCGGTTGTCGTGGTTGTCAACAAAGTATTGTCATTGCTCAGGATCTCGAATTTGAATGGGTACCCGCTAGGGAATACAGTCGCCCAAGAGAACTCGACCCATTTTACATTTTGCCCACTAGGCATAGAGTACACCGCCTCGCTATATTCATCGGCGGTGAAGTCGATCCGCTCCCTTGGGCGCACCTCTATCTCTGAACCAAGGCGGATGTCGAACTTGCTTGGCTGAAACAATCCACTTGGCTCCTCATCCACGATCCACGCCCCGCTTTCCGTTCTTGAATCAGTATATATTCTGTTAAGTCGGTCGTTTTCAAACACCACCTTCCACCCCGTACAGCCAACAGAGATTTTGCTGGCGTCACCTCTCTCTTCTTGAATCTTTGTGATGACGCCGTGAAACAGGATCTTCGTCAGTCCTTTTCTTAATGTAACTTCCATTCCGTACCCAATATCCGGGTAGTCTTTTCCCGCGTCACGAAGCACGGTGAAGGACAAATAGCCAAAGCCGCTGCCGGACGGAGAGTACACCGCTCCCCATTTCATAGCGGTCGCCTTTGGCCGATATACTCTCTCGCCAGTCTTGATCTCGATATGCGGCTTGACAGGCTTGCGCTTCCTGTAAGTAGAGAAGGCCAGTGTTGTTGTCGAGGTAGAAGTGGAGGTCGCAGTCGTCGTGGTGGAGGTGGAGGTGGAGGTAGATGTGCTTGTACTTGTTAAGGTTGTCGAGGTAGAGGTCGAGGTACTTGTACTTGTCGATGTTGTAGAGGTACTGGTACTAGTCGATGTTGTACTAGTCGATGTACTTGTTAAGGTTGTCGAGGTAGAGGTACTGGTACTGGTTGAGGTCGTACTGGTACTGGTACTGGTGGTCGAGGTGGAAGTAGTGGTGCTTGTCGTGGTCGAGGTGGAAGTAGTTGTCGCGCTGCAAGCAATGTACATGCAGGTATATACACACTCGCTTGCCTCGTAACTCTCTGTGATCTTTGACGGGAACGGATATGACACACTAACATAATCAGTATACCTTGCTTCGTCGGCCACGTATGGCGCTGTGTCATCAACAGTGACAGTAAGTCCCGTGCCTTGCAGGTAGAAAATTGCGATCCAGTAATAGCTGCCTGCGGAAACGGCAGGATTAACCGTCAAGTTAACACTAAAGTGACCGGTCGAGGTAACAGTCGCCTCGCCGTTAGCTAGTCTGCTGTCTGGCAGGCCACTATTATCTGTGTACAAAGCTGCGTGAACGTTCGCGTCCATTGTAACAGAATTGGCGTAGAACCTTACGCTAGTCACGTGTCCGCTGGCAAGGGCACGGACACGTTGCAAGATGAGCATATCACCAATGTTATCGCTCGATCCATGATCTCCAACAACCGCGTCACACGACCACGTGTCGCAAGCAAGCGTCGTAGTCGTACCCGTTGAAGTAGAGGAGGTGGTTGAGGTTGTCGATGTACTTGTGGAAGTTGTACTTGTCGAGGTCGAGGTCGTGCTGGTACTGGTGCTAGTACTGGTGCTTGTTGAAGTAGTCGATGTCGATGTCGATGTCGATGTCGAGGTTGTGCTTGAAGTACTTGTTGACGTAGTACTTGTCGATGTCGATGTCGAGGTTGTGGAGGTCGAGGTGGACGTCGTACTTGTAGTACTTGTGCTTGTCGAGGTAGTGCCAGAGAGTCTAGTTACCTCAGCGTAAAGCGCATAGACCTTTATTTCCTCTGGTGGATCAGGATCGTTGACGTATGAAATTCTCACCACAAGATCGTTCATTTGTGCTTGCGAGAGATTTCTATTCTCGAATTTTACCGACGGCCATGACGGGGTAGAAATTGGAGTTATCTGTTTTGTAGCACCATATTGGGCTGTCTCGTCGCTATTCCAGAGACTTACATCGACATACGCTGAGCTTCCTACGTTCTCAACCTCGCAATATAACCACACCGCTATATCTTCAGCATTGCCGCCCGCGATGTCAACGTTGGTCATAGTGAAACTGTCTATTATAGGCGATTCGCTGCTTGTGTAGATATAGCTCGTTTTGTCAGGCACATCGCTGGCTTGCCTGTCTTTTGCAACTCTATCCCAGTGCCCTGAGCCGGAGCCGCCGGCTGACCAGTTGGACGTTCTGTCTCCATTGGGCTGCATAAAGTACGGACCGAGCTTCGTCCCGATTTCACTCGACGAGTCTGTGGCTATAAGCTCGTCAAGATAAAATGTACCTGATGTGCCGGATTCAATACCTGCTGTGGCTCCAATACGGATCGAGTCTGGTACGCTCAGGCCAGTAACATCAAGGGAGCCTACGCTGGTTTTCTGCTCACCGTCTATCCTTAAAGTGAAAGTTGCGCTATGAGTTTCGCCGGCAATGTCAGTAAGCGCATTAACTTCTATGCAGTGCTCGTCATCATCTATTGTGTAATTGCCAGACGAAGACCAATCTCCATTTTTGTCCCTTGCTTGGGCGCGAATATGGTAAGCGCTACTAGAATACTCTATGTCCACAAAGGAGAGTACACCAACTACACTATCTACCATCTCAACAAGCCTGAACTCGTCGCCGCCGTCCATCGTCAGGCCGTTTGGATCAACATAGAATCTGAAGCTGTAAGTATGGTCCGATAAGACACCGAGATCAATCTCGCCATACGCTGGTGATGTTGAATCAATAGTTACTGCCAAACCGCAGTTTGTGTCAGCGAGCCCTGCGGCTTGTGTTATTGCGAGATCGCTGCTGTTTACAAGCCTGTCATACTCGTTGAAGGCGCAGCTTTCGTGGTCAACGTCAACATCTGTCCAAAGAGTTGTTGTAGTTGATGTTGACGTTGATGTGGTTGTGGTACTTGTACTAGTGGAGGTTGTCGAGGTTGACGTTGATGTGGTGGTTGTAGTGGTGGTTGATGTAGTAGTCGAGGTTGAGGTGGAGGCGCTGGTAACAGGGCCTATCTCGGTATCGTCATCACGCAAAACAATCTCGTCGAGATACAGGGTTCCAGACGTGCCGGATTCAAGGCCATTTGTAGCACCAACTCTTGCACCGTCTGGTTCGCCAAGGCTGTGCAAATCAAGATCCTCGATGGTGTCTTCCTGGACACCGTCGATCCACAGCGTGAGAATACCGTCCTCTGAACTGCTAGTTGCAGCATACTCGACACATACCTCGATGTAGTGCTCTGCGTCAGTGATTGTTGTTGAGCTACTTGTTGAATACCAACTACCGCCGTCATCTCTTATCTGGGCGCGAATATGGTAAGCGCTGCTGGAGTATTCCATATCTACGAATTGGCGAATTTGGCCGCCATCGTTTACCTCAAAGAGGCGAAACTCGTCGCCGCCGTCCATCGTCAGGCCGTTTGGATCAACATAGAATCTATAGCGATAGCCGCCATTAGATAGCTCTGCAAAGCCTATCGCTCCCCATCTGCTTGTCGTGGAGTCTATGGTTACAGCAAGCCCATAGCTCGTATTCCCAAGTGCTGCTGCCTCTGTCGCTGCGAGATCGTCACCGGTTTGCAACGAATCATATTCGTTTAAGTTTCCTGCATCATGCGTAATGTTAAAGACTTCGGCCATAATTCACCACCTAGAGAGAATCTGTGTAGACCTCATCTGTCTTTCTGGCGGACCCACCTTGCACAGTGAATCCCTTTTCCCACAAATCACCCATTCTGTTCCACGCTGGCTTCTCCGCTATCGGAGCCATGCCATCATGCCCCTTTTCATCCTTTGATTTCCCCCAATAATGCCACAACCAGCTCTCATGAGTTCCTACCGCCAGCCCGCCGGCCCTGAATATCCTGGCGTTCAGATCGTAATCCTCAGATCCTCCGGGGTAGAACCGCTCGTCGAACAAGTGCCCCCTATCACCAATGACGCCAATGTCGCTGAGCCTACTCATATCAAACGTCGTACACCACATACAGATTCCGTGCACGAGGCCGCGCAATGGGGTCTCCTTCTTCAGCGTATCCCAGTCGCATTTCTCTGGAGAATCGGCACCAGCGATGTACCTATCAACCTTGTCTCCGAAGCTCCATCCTGGCAGCTTGGGGCAAGAGGGGTTAACCGCGACCATTTTCTCATCACGGTTAAATATTTTCATTACACCTTCCCACCACCGAGGATCAAACCAGATCACGTCGTCATTTGACACGGTAACGTATCTGGTGTCAGCAAGGCGTATCCCTCTATTGGATGCGCCGGCAAATCCTAGATTCCTGTGTACTCGAAGGTGGGCGTGCGCCAAGCCGGCGTTAACCAGGTCGTCAAGTCCAGTTCTGGACTGATCGATGACGATAACCCTGTGCAGCTCTCTGTCATTGTGTTGCCAAAATGACCCAAGAGCATGTTTAATCAAGTCTGTGCGGACAACCGGAAAAACAATGGTATTCAAGATGCCTCCTCCAGAATTTTGTCAAATGCGTTCATCATTTTTGATAAGGGGTAGGCCCCCTCGATATACCCTCTGTATCTTTCAGGCTTGTACTCCTCACTGAATATTTCTCTCACTTGTCCGATTGTGGACCACCTGTACTCCTCCGGCCACAGAGTGCTAGCGCCGTAGAAATTATGGATGGCGGGCTTGATCCCCTTAGCCATCGCCTCGGCGGCTGCATAGCTAAAAGCTTCCTTCATCGACGGAATGAGGGCGTACGCCTTATCCTCCAGCCACTCATTCATATCATCGACCTGAGCGACATGTGTCCAGTTGTCGTGCCGGCTCAGGTAGTCGTCGATATAGTGTTTGAACCACCCTTTCTCTATGCCGGACATCCCCCATTTCCCACAAATATGGAAATGATAATCTGGCATATCGGCAATAAGCTGTAACAGCAAGGCTATGCCCTTCCCGTGCCACAACCTCATCACTACAGCGACATTATTGTTTCTCACGGGGTTTCTTCGCATAGTAAATCTATTCGTATCGACCCCGCACGGTATGAGATGAACAGGGCAATGCACCTTGTGGCGCATGTTCTTCTCTTCGAGCATGTAATCCTTGATGTGCTTCGCAATGAATATAATATGGTTTACCCTTGACCAATTAACAGCATTGAAATGACAGGCCCACACATCAATATCAATAGCCCTGGCAATAACAAACTTGCCTTCGGTTAACTCAGGGGCTTTTTTTGTGGCGGCTACAAGATTGCCATCCACGCAGTCGAACCAGAGCACGTCGGCCCACTCCATATGCGGTCGCCGGCAAGTGCCAAAGAGTTTTACGTGATGGCCCTGCGACTGCCAATGCCTCATCATATCTCTTGTGAATTTTCCCTGGTTCGTATCTGTTATAGCTATTCTCATTTCAGCTTAACCATGATCTTACTCGTTTCCAGAACTATAGCTTTTAAACTTGAGATTATCCCGCTCACTTGATCGTCAAGCTCCCCTGGGTATCCATCAACATTCTTAAAGATGTCTCTGCCTTCCAGCACGGTTACAAGGTCTATTGCATTAGATCTCACCACATCTAGCATTGCAATGTTAAGTCTCGCGGTCCTTATCCATCCGCGAAGTAATTTGTCCATCATATCACTATCACTCACAATATTCCTCCGTAGAATTTATAGTATATGTCTCCGGCAACGTCGTCGAAGGCAAGTTTCTGCTTCCTCCCCCAGTATGGCGGTGTCCTCAATCCTACATCTGCATTAACAAGGGTGCGTCTGTGCTTTTCCCACACGCGAGCACTGACTTTTACATCGAGCATGTAGCACAATCGGCAAAACTCATCGTAATTACTATTCAGATCCTCAAGGCGAAAAGTCTCTATGTTGGATAAACGCCTATATGTATCGGCCCAATACCAGCAGCATTTCTCGAATGGGGTCATACCGTGCCCAAGTATCTCAGGATAGCCTGGCTTTTGATACACCCCACGCGCCATCATAGATCTTACAACACATCGTCCGTCCCTGACGATGGCGGCCACAGGGACATTAAAGACAAGTCTGTATTCATTAGCGCAATAGCGCATGTATGAGTTTACCTCTGCGAATCCCTTGCTGCTAGCTCTGTTCCAAATGGTTGTCATTCCAATTTTGCGCGCCATAAGGTACTCGTCAGCACGCATTTTGCCGTAATATATCTTGGCATAGGCAGCCCTGTCAGCCTGCGCCAGCGGCTCGTGATGCACAGAAACACTTGGATCTTGGTTCAGCAACCTAGATAACCACTTTGTTCCTGAACGTCCGTGCCCTGTAACCAAAAATGACATGTCCATTATCACATCTCCTCGAATGTCATCGGGTCGAATTTTGCTCTGAAATTCTCAGAATCCCACACTTCGACCGGCGGCCAAACATCCCTGTGGCCGTGAGGTACGTTCTTGTACCCCCAATTGCTATCTCCGAACAAATGCCAGCAGCGAATATCTTTTGCGTAACCAACCGAGAAATTCAATTTCTTCAGCCGGGAGCAAATCCACCTCTCTTCGTGATTCCTCTCTGGCCTGGTGGTCTTCTCCCACCCACCAGCCCTACGGACAGCGTCGGCGCGCATAATCCTCAAAGATGCGCCGACGTGCGGTCTGTCAACAATTGGTTTATCAACATCGAACATATCACCAGGTTCCCCAACAAGCACTTGTGGCCTCGCTGATATAGCAGCGTATTGAGGATAATTCTCAATCAAGTCCCATAGCTGGCCTAGCCAATCAACCGGTCGCAAATCAGGGCAAAGTATGTCGTTGTCACAGCAGACAAAGTAATCTGACTTGACATGCAGCAAAGCAAGGTTCCAGGCGTAGTGTATGCCCTTGTTCTCTCTGAGCAAGATTTTCTTATCAATGATCCCTGTGTCTGCTATCCACTCAGCCGTTCCGTCCGTCGAGCCGTTGTCTACAACGATAATACGGTGCGGCGTTCTTGTCCTGAGAGCAATCTTTTCTATGCACTCGGTTGAAAAGTTAAGTCTATTGAATGTAACAATGCAAATATCTATCATCCTGTCCTCGTGTGTTGAATATACAGCGCCGGCTCGATAGGGATTGATTGAAACTTTCTTGTGATGCGGTAGAATGCGAGATAGTCATCACCCCAAGGATTCCCCAAAGTAGTCCCTGGGAACGGGTACAGGTGATGCACATCTGTTGCCATCTCATGAAATTTGTACGGGCTCCTGACTTGTGGCAACCACTCTATTTCATCGAGCACGCTTCGATGGAACACAAAGTGTCCCGTTCCTATTTTCCCGCTTTTGAACTCCACGTGCTTATCACCGAGCCACTTCGGCCTGAACGTCGGCCTGATACTTGTTCTAGTGTACACAGGGCCGTTGTCGGATCGTTTTCGGTGATGGATAACTGCCCCGAAGTTAAAGCACCTTGCTTCAGGGTGTTGTAAGATAGCGCCGTTGACTGCCTCTAGATAATGCGACGCAAACTCATCGTCGCTGTCCAGTCGGCAAAGCCACTCTCCACTGGTCGCCTCAATACCTTTTGTCCACGCCACGACGCGCTCGCTGCGATCGTCAAGGCGAATACCGGTGAACCACGGCCCGTAATTCTGAAAGACAACCGGCCCTATCGGTAATCTTGATTCATCATCAACCACGACGCATTCAAAATCCTGGAATGTTTGGGAGTCCACGCTCTTTAGTGCCCTGCACAGCTCACCCAGTCTGTTTCTCACAGGTATGATTATTGAGAACTTTGTCATGATCCCCTCCAGATGAGCGGCTCCAAGTAATCTCTCAACACAGCTTTCGGGTTGCGCGTCTTTCTTAAAAGCCTGAATTGTCGAAGCGTCATTGATTCTTCGAGATAACTCACTGCTCGCAGCGCTACCCTGTTCATGTAGTCTTGTCGATTTTCGTATTTTGTTTCCGTTCTACCATTCGCTCCTGATAGAGCGTCTATGTCCGATGAAAACTTTTCATACAAAGCGTCGCGTCCATATATCGACCGCATAGGAGGAAAATCAAAGTTCAACACCAATAAGTTCTTGCACAAGGCCGCTTCTTGCGCGACTAAAGAATAAGTCTCTGAGCGACTAGGGAGGATCAATAGATCCCCTACCGTCATAAAATCCTTGACCATTTGTCTGGGGGACGAATACTTTGTCTCTTTGCGCCATTCTGAAACGAACACGACCTCGCGACCAACCGCCAAGCCAAGCTCGGCGCACTTGCTTTCAAGACTTCTTCGATAGCTTACTTTGTCTCCGCCTGTTGAATGAAAGTCAAATATGATATACCGCACCGACTTACCGGTATTCTTTATGCCAGCAAAAATCTCTATACCAATTTCAACTTGCTTTCCCCTGTCCAGTCTAGCGGGGTAGCACCCTATGACATCAGCCTCCAGCAAATTAATTTCTCTTGCCAGTTGCTTTGATAACTCGTGCTGCATTAGAAACTCTACCGGGTCTGTAGAATGAGGTACAAAGACAACATCGCTTTCTGGAACATTGTAGTTTGCCGCCACCCTTGACTGATCGTATTCATTGGGAAACACAATCTTTGAGTTCGGAAACACTCCCTTGAAATATTGAGAGTGTTGCCTGGCAAAGCACGGAGTAGCGGAATGAATCCAGTGCAGCCATCTCAAATTGGGGTTTTCCGCCGCCACCTTTCTGGCGGCGGCGTGGTGTCCGACCATACTGGGCTGGTATATCATATCGTGGGTTATAACAACGCCACTTTTTAGTATGTCGCTCATCGCGGCGCGCATCCGTTCCACGTCCTTTTCTACGGGCGGCTTGAACGAATTACTCCTAGGTATACCGGGAATTTTTTGCATTTTAAATTCATGCCACGGGGTTCCGCTTTTGGGGAATGCCTCGTCCACAATGAGAATGGGATTGTACTCTCGAAGCATTGATAATTGCTCCGACACGACGCCGCATAACGAGTACGCCTCGTCTAGAGAATAAAAGTCAGTCAGTATGTATATCTCCATCTTGGGCTCCTTTTCCGATGGCTTGACTCACTACATCAAAGTTAAGTCCTTGCTTTTTCATGATACTGTCCTGGGCAAGAAGGAATCCAATTCCCTCCATCGTGCTATTTAATTTTGATATTGCACTTGACACCTCTTTCCATTGTAATGCGTTTCTGTCCGCCTGGCTCCTGGCAACGCTGGCGAAGTCCTGCATCACTTCTATGGCCTTCGACGCAAGGACCTCCGTGCTTCGTGTTTGGTCATATAGCATTTTGTCTTTTGTCCGCCTCTCAGCGGTCTCGTCTTCGGCTTTGGCGAACAGCTTCCTAACTAGCTCCTTGCTGTAATCCCCGTTTTGCAGAGCCTTCTCGCGCAATGCGTTTTCAAACCTATCTTCTGACTCTTTGGCCTTAATGCTAATGCCAAACCACCTCTCTATCGCAAACCCAACTCTTTCCCTCTGTGAGTAAATAATAAATATGGATGTTGCAATGATCCATCCGTATTTATCAGCAAGCTCCATTATGATTTCCATAAATCATCCTTGACTGATTATTTCTGTTAAACCGGACGGGTAAATAGCAACAAGCTGTAACTTGCTGCCAGTGGTAATAACCTGTAACCTGACAGAGCCGCCAGACGGATCTGTCGCCTGGCTCTGCGACTCGAATTGAAGCCATCCCTCCAGGTGAACCTGGCCTTCTACGCGCCCGCCTTTGCGAGACAGCATTTGTTCTATACGCTTGCGAAGGCGCTGCATCTCGGCTTCAAGCTCTGAGATCCTACGTTGGTTGTCTTCTGGTTTTCCCATTTTAAGCCTCGTGGAATGGATAGATTGTGCGGAATAATGCGTATGCTGATAACTGAATCTCATCAGTCGGAACATGAAGATCTGAGTTGCCAATCACTTCGATGGAATCAAATGCCTCGTCATTCGTCCTTGCGGTATGATAAACCCTATTATACAGCCCCACCCTTGTTCCAACCAAGTGCGTTAGATTAGTTGCGTTAAAAATCCTATTAGCCTCTTCCCACAAACTTGTTTCTTCAGCACTTGCAAAGCACTGAATGTTTGTTCCGGACGTCTTTACACCCATCCACAAATCACCTGAAATGTCCCTTGTTCTATCCAGTGTAGCCCTTACATCAGGTACTCCAAGAGCATATGCCGTCAGGGCATATTGCCCGTGGTTCCCCGAACCAGCAAATTGATCCGTTGAGAACAAATAGTAATCGGCTTCATCCTGTGTCGCAACAAACCGCGACCTGAAAACAATACCCACCTTTGACCGTGACACTCCAAGGCCGCTCACCTTGACCTTTACTTGCACATCCGTTCCTAGAGACTGGTTTATCAAGGCAACACCATCATTTTTTACTTCAGCCCTGAACCTCTTCGCTACGGCGCCCTGGTCCAGGACGGCCCACATCGCGTCAAAGTATCTCCACGCACCACCTGTGCCATTTGGCTTTGTGGCAGCATTTGGGTCGGTAGACACAATTCGTATGTCGTCTATTGTTGCTGAGATCCCGTCGCCAACAACCTCAACCTTCGTTATACCTCCTAGACTCGGAGAGCCAACTGCGGACATATCGCTTATTTTGACATATCTATATCTTGAATCATCGTCGCCATCATTCCAAGAGTGCTCATAATAATTAGCGTCAGATGAGTACAGCCGTATTGTCCCTGCTCCAAAGTATGATGTGTAGAATCTTAGAAAATCACCCGTTGAGAATCTGGACAGGTCCAAAGCGGAGGCGAATGTTAACGACGACGTCGCTGTGCCTATCTCAAGATTGTGGTCCCCCTCCATGACCTGATACCCTGAACCAAAAGACACATCACCTGTCCACGCCTCGTCGCTCTCGCACGCCGCTATCCCTTCCCAATAATCCCCGTGCCCTGTGAAGTCGTCGTAGAAATACGTGTACGACCTCTGCCAGACTACGTCAATACGATTGTCAGAATCAGGTTCAAGGGTCAAAAAATCACCATACGCATTGCCGATATATGCCAACTTGTCGTCTGCGTGGGTGTTGATATGCGCTATCTCTTCGTTAAAGTTCTCAAGGAAAAACTCATGCGTTGTCTCTGCCCCGTCCGTCCCTGGAACACTAACTTGAATAGCAGCCTCGTCGGTAAACAACAGCTTCATGCAATCCAAATCCAGAGTTCCAGAACCAGCCTTTCTCTCCACGCAAATGTCAATGTACAGATCAAGGTCTTCTTGACTAGATATTTCCGTTTCAGGGAGATCGATCTCGCCTAGTATAAGGGGCTCCCAAGCATTCTCCTGGGTAAGTTGTTTCGCCTCGCCAGTTAATGGATAGTTGGCAATCGGCCACCGGTAGTATACATAAAAATCACCAGCCTGAGCCTCATTGCTTCTTGCGATAACCATAACTGCGGCGCGACCTTTGTGGTCTTGCCAATTAGATATGGTGTATCGACGAGCATACATCACATTGTTAAGTATTGGCGTGCAACGGTAATAAGATCCGCCACACCTGCCGGCGTCAACCTCAGTGCCCCACACAGCACTGGGCGATTGCGCTGCGGATGTGAGGTACGTTGCAGTAAAATTTGCCAGCCCGCTTGTTCTTTTTGCCAACCACAGCTTGCCAATATCAGAGGTCAGAGGCTGCGCCACAATGCGCGTCAGGGCGGGCATATCACCATCGATTGTCGCGTTTGTTATCGTCACGTAATCACCTGTCCCGTCATTGATGTTGTCCAGTGTTGTCGCTGACAAGACCTGAATGGGAGAGGTGGGATCTGACGTAGCAATCGGCTTAGTCATCAGAGAGATACTGAACGACCTGGTTGGAATGCCATCAATATAGCTTGTGGATGAGAACGAAGCCTTTGGGCGGCACCAATACTCCCCCGGCGCTGGTTTTGGCGGACTTGATTGAATGTAGTGATAGTACGTGTCCCGAACACCAGCCGCCAGGCCGTCAGGCTTATATCTGATGTAGCCGTCTGAATTGTACACCGCTCGCATCAAGGCGCTGCTTTTAGCGAGAAGATCCTGGTGTCGCAATTCAGCAGTTGCGCCAAGACCGATGACGCGACCGGTAAACGTAACAGGAACGAGGGGATAGCGAAGCCTCTTGGCTTCCCCGCCCTCTCGATATTGATACTGAGCGTATTCAACCTGAACACGCTGTTCCTCGTTAAACGTCAAGGACGCCAGAGAGTACTCGTAGTTATTCAGAGATGTGCTCTCCGGCCCCTCCGGCGTGATTGCGTAGAAAGTTATATTCGCGTAATCGTCCGGTTGAAGCTCAAACGTTGTAGCCATTAACGCCCTCTCCTCATTGTATCTGCGTCATCAATATACGAACGAAACGTTTCCATTAACCCTGCCGCGTCTTGCTGCTGTGTTACATTTGGGAATGCGCCAGAAAACGCACCGTTATTGAAATTCATCGTTCTTCCGTAAGTGTTCGTGATGGACGAACCTGCAATCTGCGCTCTCATGCTCTCTAACTGAGCAGAGAACTGGCCGGTTAAGTCAACATCACCCATGCCGTCCATGATATTCTGCAAGATAGCGGCACCGGACTTGCCAAGACCGTACAGGGGTGAAGACTTATCGTGTGGCTCAGAGAAAGGAAGCATAGCCTTGACCTCTTCCCATTTGCCAGAGAGGTTGGACTTGAATCCTTCCCAAGCATCGGTAACACCCTTCCATATGTTGTCTACAATCGCGGTTCCAACGTCAACTAGACCACCGACCCACTCAGTCAATGTGTCCGTGACGCCTGTCACAGTATCGACAATGGAAGTCACTGTCGTGACCGCCTTTGTAATCAACTCGTCCCAAAACAGAACCCATGCTTCAGTGACAGTCTCCTTTGTATCGTTCCACCATATTACGAGATCGACGAAAAATTGCGAGATAGCATCCGTTAATCCGGGGAACGTCTCATCCAGGAACCCTGTGATCAGGTCCGCTATTGCAGTAAACATATTCACGAAGTAGTCTTTAAGAGCCGTCAAGACTTCTTCTGCTTTTTCCCTTGCTCCGTCCATGTCTCCCTGGAACAGGAGAATTATCATCTGAATACCGCTCTGAAATACTGTCCAGATGTTGGCAATTGCGGCAATCACATTGTCAAAAGCTTTGGCGACACCCATCAAAATGCCGCTTATGACTTTCCATATGACCATAAAGACGGTGTTTACAGCCTTGAATACTACATCAAGTATAGCCTTGAAGTCAATTCCTCTGCCCGTAGCGTCGCCAAACGCTTTCTTAATCTCCTCAAACATTTCCTTCATTTTGTCGAAAGACGGCTTAACGTTCTCCCAAGACTCGTTAATCTGATCCTTAAAATCTTCCCACCACTGCACGAAATTGGCTTCAATAAAATCCTCGACTGCCTGCTTGTTGTCTTTCCACCACTGTTCAAGATCTATGCCGGTGATGTCCTTGATCCAGCCGGAAATGGATATTAGCTTATCCCTCCAGGGGAGCTCAAACCACTCTTTCACCGAGGCGATGGCGTCATCAACTTTGGCCTTCATATCAGACCACTCTTTTGATACTCCGCCCAGCACCTCTTTTTCACCAACCAGGTCATCAAAGAGGCTCTTCTTTTCCTCCTCCCCCTTCTCCTCGAAGTCAAGCTCGTATTCCGTCTCTGGTACAAGCCCGTCAGCAGCCGCTTTAGCAGCGCTCTCCAGGGCCTTTGCCATGCGCTCTAAGAGTTTGAGCTGCTTGACTTGCAGATCCATCGTGTCTTGCTGGGCGGCCATGTATTCTTTTTGCCAACTCACAGCGTCCTTTGTCGCGTCTACCTCTTCCTCAGCAGCCGCTAACCTGTCCTTTACCTCTTTCGTCACAAAGCCTGTGGCCTCGGCCTCGGCATATTCGCCTTGTGCCTCACTTAGGTTTTTCATCGCCCTCTGGTGAGCACCCAGGCGACGAATATACTCTACAATGTCCTTGCCGCCGACCCCAAGCTTCTCGGAGATGGAATCCATGATTCCCTCGTTCAGCTCTCCCGTCTTGCGAAGATCTGCAAGAAGAGCTGCCACGTTCTCGCGCACAGCCTTGACGCGAGGCACAATTTCTTTTTCTCCAATTGTGCCGGCGGCAAAGGCGTCCTGTAGAGATTTTTGAATGGGAGCCATAATATCGCGTAGCATGCCAAAGTCTGCCGTTCCAAATGCTCGCAAATAGGTGTCCATAACACCCTGTCCCCATTCCGCAATGTGCGAAAGAGGGCCTTCCTTTGGCGGCGAGCCAGGCTTGATGAATCGGCCAATGAGACTGCCGATATAACTCATAACCTTTGCAACAACTGAGCTTGCCGCCCTTTGCATGTTGTTTGCAAAGCCTACGATTAGATTCCATCCCCAGGTAGCAGCTTTGGCAACAAAGTTCTCAAAAAAGAAGCCTACCTGTGTTAAGACGTCAGAGACAACTCTTTCCAGGGTGCGAAACGCTGCGTCAGCGTCGCCCTGGAGAAGCTGCGTGATAATAGTGACAGCGCCGTGAACTACCCTCATGAATCCATTCACGAGGTCGCGTATGTTGCTAAATACGCTCCCGAACTTGGACTTTGTTCCGTCCAGGGCTCCGGCTATGAACCCCACGACAACCTTGAGACCATCCGTGATCTCGCGCACGATAATCTTGAACCTATCGCCTATCTGACCAATCCAATAACGAATATCGGCAATAATAGGACCAAGCCCTAGCTTGACGACATTAACCAACTCCATTACGGAATCTTTTATGCCGCCAAAGTTCTGATCCCAGAGCGTTTTAAACCCCTTGACAACAGCGACGATTGCCCCTATCGCCAGGGCGATTGCTAATATTTGCGGCGACGCCGTTAGCATCTTTGTGCCCATCTTTACGAAAAGCGTCATCAATGACTTCAGTGCGGGCACCAGCTTCAGTGCGGCTCCGGTGCTGATACCGACAACGGCAGTCCACTTTATGAAATTAGCGATGCTGTCATGAACCTCCGGGGCGAGGTTAGTAAACGCTTTGAGCACCTTGTTCATCGCCGTGATAATCAAGGCCAGCGTGGGCTCGAATCGCCGGCCAAGTGTCAGAATAGACTCCTCGAACAGACGCTTCATAGACGACAATTGCTTGCCGGCTGTTTTCATCGACTCGTTGTAAACACCCTGCACTGTGGCCGTCTCTGCAATAATGCCATTGATAAGCGCTTGCTGTTTCTCCATTGTTGTTAGTTGGTTTGCACCCTTGCCAATCTCCTTGCCATACTCTCGCATCATAACTGATGCGTTTTTGGCAACACCAATGGCGTCAAGTAGCGCGGAGTTTCCAGTCTGAATAAACTGAATAAATCGACCAAAAACCTCAGAAGAACTCATGTTGGCAACAGTCACGCCCAAGTTCTTTGCCGCGTCAGCGAGCTCGCTGACGCGGCCAATGGGCAACTTGGCGCGCAAGAATTGCGAGAGAGCGTTTGTTGCCTCTCGCGTTGTAATACCAGTGGCGACAATCTCGTCACGCAAACCCATTACATGATCCGAGAACTTGTCTATGTTCACGCCGGCTTCCTTACCTAGGTTCTTTGCTATCTGCCTGAGCGTGATCTCAAGTGTTTTCACCTCAGCGCCGGCCATCCCCATCTTGACCATAGCGCCCATTGCCATCATTCCAAAACCCATAAAGGAACTGGAGATGACGCCCATAGCCGCTTTGACTTTTTGCGCGCCGGTGCCGGAGATAGACATCATAGCGGTGAAAGAGCGGACAAACTGGTCAGCCATCTGTGAAACACCGACCAGTACAGCGGAGAAGGCGGGGTTCATTTGCCCCAGTGTCCCGCCAAGCATACCCGCCATGCCAACAAGGGACCCGAATGACACTGACAGGTTAGTCGCGGCGGATGAGGTTTTTGTGACATTCGAGCCAACTCTTTGCAGCCCAGTGTTCATCATGCCTTGCGGCTGAACGTACTGCATCAGCATCCTGTTGGCGTCCGCAGCCTGACTCGTAGACTGCGAGTAGTTTTTCACCTTACTCGATGTCGTATCAACGACCTTATTCAGACCCTTGAATCCGCGAGCCCCTTTTTCTCCAGCATCCTTCAATATGTTGCCTGTCTTTTTGCCTTCTACTCCAAGTCTCTTAGCTTTGCTTTCTGCCAGGGCGAATTGATCCCTCACCTGTTCAAAAGTCTTTGCCAACTCAGGAGGTATCTGAACCCCCATCTTTTGAACAGCCCTAAACTCGGCCTCAATTGCCCTTGCGTGTCGCCGGCTTCTCTCTGCGAGCCTGTCAGACCATTTCCCAGTTGATTGCAAGGTCGTGCTGGTCTCTGCAACTGAATGGGCAAATGTGTTCATCTTCTGCGTGATGCGTGAAATTTGCTTGTCCTGCGCGCCAAGCAGACCAATTTGCGTTCTTACCCGCTTGATAGCCTCATCTACATTCCTTATTCCATCTACACTTGGCCTGATCGCCTCTGGAATTTTGCCAAAGACGGCTATCACGTCCTTGAGATCCGCAGCTTCCCCAAGCTCTTCTATGTCTCTCAGTGCGCCGCTAATAGCCTGCCTTTCAACCTGTCGCGTCATTCTCCAGCCAGCGGCTTGCCGGTTAAAGGTCTGTGTCAGTTGGATATTGACCCTTACGAGGCGATTAAGGTCCTGCCCAAGCTGATTCGCACTACCAGACATACGACCAAATGCACCAGAAAAGATATTCGCAAAACTTGAAACCTTGTCAAAGACAGAGGCCACGCCCTTTAGTCTGTCGATCTGCCCGATAGTGTCACTTGCAGCGGAGGCCATGACCTTGATTGCCCCGGCTGCGTTACCGCCCTCGGTCTTGATCTCCTCCATCCCAACCCTGAATATTGACAGAAAATCAATAATGCCGCGCTTAGGGCGCTCCATCATTAGATCTGCGGCGTCAGCGAACGTCTCTACCTCAGTGCTGAAATTTTTCGTCCCAAGAACAACGTCGGCGACGCTCTTGCTAACCTTTCTCAAACTGGCAACAAGTGTGCCGCTCAACACTTTTCGACTCTTTGCATCCAACCGATCAAAGGTGCCACCAATACGGCTAAACCCTTCATCTATGTTTTGTGCAGAGCCAATTGCTTCTTGCTCAACATAGTTTAGGGTGTTAACAGTCTTGTCAGCACCTTCAACATCACCCTTAATTGAATAACGAAAAACCTCATTCGATTCAGCCATTGAGATCCCTTTTTCTTATCTCGCCCTCGCAGAGACGCGCCCAGGATCTTACATCCCGTTGAGAGCGAGATAAGAAAGAGGAAGAGCTAGCCGCTCTTCCTGATATAGAAACCTTTGTTTTTGTGCGCCTCTTTCAGCGACGCCGAACCAATAAATCCGCTACCCTTCGAGGGCGCAATCTCTTTGCCAGTTTCATCGACATAGAACACCTTGCCTCCATCCTCGACGCGATATACTGGCGTCATTCCTTTTTGCTTAGCAAGCGTCCATATGTCACCCTTTATCGGAGCAGCTTTTAACTTCTCCGCAGCAAATTTCATAATCTTGCGCTCAAGGTGATTAACGCTACTTGATGTCGTGCCAGCTTTATCATCAGACAACCACGTAAACTTCTTTGGGTCCTGGCCCGCCATCCACCAATCCCTGTAGTTCGACAGCTCTTCCAAATCAAGGGCTGTTACCAGGTATGGCAACCAACGTGACCAAGGAAGCTCGTTCTCTATGTAAGCCGCTGACATGTTGAAGTGCTTACATACAAGGGCTATGCTTCGCTCTGTCCCTAGTCCTCCGCCTCGGACTCCCCCTCCTCGGCGGCTAGAGATTTTTTTAGAGCTTCTACAACCTCTTCGCCAAACGAGGTCTCTGCATGAAACTTGATAGCCTTCCACAAAGACAGAAAGATCTCTCTTGGCGTCCCGTTATCTTGCAACCATTGCGTTTCCTGTTGCAGGAGAAACGGAATGATCTCGATGCGTATTTCATCGAACCGCGTACCTAGCGTGTCGGAAACAAACTTGACCGCCTTGATAACATCACCAAAAGAAGCGGTAAGATCTTGTTCCTCGGTGAACAGTTCAGCAAGTGGGAAACCTGCATTGTTGGCTGCCCACAAAAGCTCGCTACCAATAGAGATGACCTTTGGCATGAGCTTGATGGACTTGAGTCCCCTCAGAGGAATGATCTCCCACCTGCGGCCACCAACTTCCACTTCACATTTCTTGGGCATAATTATCTCCTAATAGATGTAATAAGACCCAAGCCGATTCCCACGAGACCTCGCCAGCACCGGCCTAGCCTGGAACTCAAGAGAAATAGTGTTGTTCTCTTTAGCGTTCATGCTCCACTCTAAGCCGCTAGAGATAAAGCAGTCATAAAGCGTCACGACGCCGCCAGAGATACCAGAACTTGCGTCCTGTGACGAAGGCGCGTTGCACGAATCGTTGACCCACTCGATGGAGAGGGGGCGGTTCTTCATCTGGCAACCGCCACCAAACGTGATCAACCTCTCAAGGCCAAGCGAGTAATAACTACCCGTTCCAACAGCCAGTTCAAACAAGCGTGGATCAAGCTGCTGTATCTCGACGCTGCACATAGTCTCTTCACCCTGGACTTCCCAAATGCTGTCGTCGCCCACGTTGAAGCCCTCGACAGCAGCAAAGTCCGGCTTGTGAGACCAGGAGAGATCCGCGACCTGACCAACGTCGAAACTTGTTCCGGCCTGCAATCCAATGGAAGCCTCATAAGTGCTATAGGCCCACGAGGTAACGTCTAACGAGCCGTACAAGCTCGTTGTTCCAATCCGCATTTGAGACTCCGGCTTCACAAAGAAACCAGCCGTTACCGTAGGCGCGGAAACCGTGTAATAAGTCCCTGCCATGCTAAACCTCCTGTCCAGAAATGGACTGGGATAAAGGCTTACGTCATGGGCGTGAAGCCATCTAATCCCGTGTTGTATTTCCTACAAAATACTATCTTTCCCGGCCCAGCCTTGCTAAAAGCCGGCCTTTATGAGAATTTTGACGAGCGTGCCTGCGCGCTTCTGGGAAATGGACCATCCCTTTTTCCCCGATTTTGAGAAGCCTAGCTTTTTCATATCGACATTAGTTGGACCGATTTCTACCGGATCGCTCTTGCCGTTTTCTACCATAATCTCCAAAAACTTACGGAGATTTGTTGCCCACTTTTTAGCCCCATCGTCTGCAAAGCAATATTCTTCCAGCGTGCCGGCCTTGGCGTTTGAGACAATCGCACCTGATACCCATCCTACCCCGTAGCCGACGGCAGCGCTACCAGCAGCTTTAACCACGCCAGTTGCAAAGCTCTCGCCAGACAAAGGCTTCCACGCGCTAATTCCATAAAGTAATCCGATTGCAGCGCCGGCGCGCGCGGTCCTTTTTGCAGCCTTTACGCTGCGCTGAAAATCAGGATCTTTATCCAGTTTGGCGGAATACTCGTCGTCAATTTTATCCTGTTCAGACCTATTATCTGAAGACTTTGAGCTAGAAGACGAACTGCCTCCTTTGCTCGTCGCAAACCGCCCGGATGAAGATTCGTGGTCCGGGTTGAACAGCGTGACTGCATTGCTGTAATCACCGCTATTCAATGCTTCTCCAAGGGCGATAAACTTCTCTTGCTCTTCTGCGGCCAGGCTCCGCCCCCACATCATAGAGTACTCTTTTATCGCAGCGCTAGGCAGCATAATTTACTCCTAATAAAGCAACGAGCTATCAGAACAATGATCTTGCAAACTGAAAGAAATTCTACTAAAAAGCATTGCGTACTCCACGTCCTCTATGTCAGAAAAGGTAAAATTCTGATTCTCCACACTGACAGGCCGGTCGTACTCGCCGTTGCCAACCGCCAGCCTGAACCTTGGATTAGCCGAAGAGGCCGGCATCCACTTCACCGTTTCCCTAATCAGCTTAACCACTCTGTCTCTTAACTTTCTGAAGTCTGCGTGCGCTGTTTCGTACGGGTTCGTGTCACTTGACGGCTGAATGTTCGCCACGTCGCCAAGCTGAATGACCATCTCATATACAGCCCATGGAACACCGGCTACCGAGTTTGCACCCTGCATCGAGAACTCCTTGCAGCTTGTGCATTCCACACTCACCGCGTAGTACTCAACAGGGGCAGCAAGGTTTGTAGTTGATAGATGCTTTATTGTTCTGGCGACACCATTGTGCGTAATGCCCGTGACAAGTGACGCTCTGGCGCTATCCAGGACTGTGTAAACCGCCTGTACGGCTGCGCGCTCATTCACAACGAATCACCGAAGCGGCGCAGCCAGCCAAAGGCAGCCTTCTCGATCTCGTTGTAAATAATTGCTTCTGCTTCATCCTTGACATCTGACCAAGCGGCCTGAACAAAGTCCATTCCTTCGTGGCGATCCGCTAGCGTGCCCTCCGTGCCAGGATGACCAACCATACTCCACCTGACTTCTGGCCGTATCTCTTTTTTCCACCAGAATGCAAGCGGGTGTCCGTAAACCGTCTTTGCCGTGCCGCTCGGAGGAATATCGTGCTTCCTTGTGCCGAGTTTGGGATTCACTATTCCGCCAATACTCCACACAAGGTACTTTGTGTGTTCAGAAACGTTTCTCAGGGATATTGATACGTCACCTATGCTCTTGTAAATGACTATCGGCCCCTCTCCCCACCCACGTCTTATTTCAACGTGCCCCTGACGCTCGCTAGATGTAGTTGATTGATCCCAACTGTCAGCCTCGGCCACCGGCTGCTTATCAACAACGGCTGCGAAGAAGATTTTGTTCACCTTCTTGGCTGCGCCTTCAGCCAGTTGCCCGCGATCTTTGCCCGCATCTCGCGCTGCGTGTTTAAGTTTTCCAAACAGATTCCTTATTACTGGCACGCTAGTTTGCACTCCTGAGCCTGTACAAATAATCCCAGTCGATGTTAAACTCTGTTATGTCCTGGAAAACACCTTGCATCTCCTCGGTATACTCCTTGAGTAGCATATACCGGGTCGGATCGTAATAGTCCTCCAGGAAGTCCATCCTTGGTCCATACGACTCCGCAATCCATTTCTCAGCCTTCGAGGCAGAGTAGTACTGCGACCTGAAACGATACCCGTCCTCTTTTATGTGCGCCTGCATCGCCTCGAACGCCTTTCCATATACACTTCCCTGACTACCTTTGTTTCCAGGAGACATAGCGGGTGCAGGCTTCAAGATGTGTCCGCCAGCCATCGCGGCAGCACCGATTGCACTCATGTAAGAGAGTAGCGTCGTTTGCGGCGTAGGCCACGTCTCGCCTGAGATCTCAGCGAACGGCATCTTGTAACCAACGGCGTGAAATTCCATCTCAATCACGCCGTCGGCCCATACGATCAACTGCGTTATAACGGTGCTTGACGGGACAGTCAGTGCGGACGGAGACTGCCCGTAGAACCTGTTTTGTAGCAGATATGAAACCTGCGACGGTGTCGAATACGGCCTTGTAGGCGCTGTCATCTAGTTGAAAACATCAAAGACGCCAATTTCCCGAACTGACTTCAGAATCGGGAAACCCTTGATCCCGACACCAACCTCCCATTTCCAGGGGGGCTTTTTCAGCTTCTCGGCCCAAGTGTACTTGCCAGGCTTGTAACTATCGTCCGCGCCACTCGTTGGGGCAGTGGCAAAGTACGCGATGTCACGACCAAGTGCGCCTTTCGGGATAACCAGCATCTTTCCTTCCTTTAGAAAGTGTACAAGGTTCTCCGTCTGACCAGAAGCGCTCTTGGTGGGAGTAGCATACGTCCACCTAGCATCGTATGTCTGGATGTTGAAGCCGGTTTTGAGCTTGATGTAGTCCTTTAGCTCGTGAACGGGAATATACTTGATTCCGGAATCAGTTCCCTTGAACCAGTTAATCACGTTCGGGCGGGTCGCCATATAGCTCAACACCGACCGGGACATAATTATCTTTGCTCCGTCCATACTCAGGCCGGAGGTCTTTGTGAATAACCCGTCCAAAACCTCAAGGTCAAGCATCGGATCGGCGTTGGCGTGCTTCCAGTTGTACCCTCCACCAGATCTGCCATCCCATCCGGCCAGCGTGGAGATATTCTGGGTGTACGCAGAGCGAAACCCAAGCGAGAGCGTAAATGACACGTCGCCCCAATAAGCCGGCGTATTGGCAATCGCGTTACCGTCGTCGTCCTTTGGCGGCCAGGTAATGCTACCCTGCAATGACTGCATAATGAGGTATTCGATAACGGCCTCTACCTCATCGTCAGCGCTGGCAATCTTATTGGCTAATTGCTTCATCGCCTTTTGCTTCGCTGAATTTACGATGTTGCTGCGGAGCGACGGCTCACCAGGGTCCCTCAACACCATGACTGACTGATCGTCCATAACCCTCGCGGCCATGATATTGATCACATCAGCCATTACTTGCTTGAAGTCTGGGTCATCACCAGGAATCGGAACACCGGTGTGAGAATACACGCCGGCAAGATGGTTCTGGTGCTTGATAATATCCCAGGTCAATTCGTAGTCCGGGACATCTTTCATTGGTAGAATACTAAGCCCGATGTAACTCTGCTTGATAGCCTCTTTGGTGGGCCGTTCTTTGATCGCTTTGTCCATAAACGTGGTTGTAAGCGGATTAGGATAAGTTGCCATCTCTCAATTGCCTCCTTAGACCCACTCAATATCGTCAAGGGCCGTTTTTACCGCAGCGGGCACAGTGCCAAGCGCTCCACCGTAAACGAAGCAGTAATCCTCCCTGACGGCAGCGTGCCAAACCGGCGCGACGATTTTGTCGCCGTAGGTCATATCCCAAAAATCAACAAGGACGCCTACAGCCGTATTGGAGCCGGTTCCGTAGCTGGCAGCGGCATTGTATGGAACGTACTTGTTCGTCGAGCTGTCCTTGGCAAGGATCATGCCAGGGTACAAGTACTTATTCTGATAAGTGTCAGCGGCGATGTACGAGCTATCGAACACCCGTGACTTGTGGACGCTAAAATGATTGTCCCGGAGGACATCGTACACCTGACGGTGCGTGCGCTCTGTTCGGAAAGGCATGTTGTCCTCCTTATGCTTCCCACATCTGCTTCACAGCGTCGGCCATGGATTCCTCATCAATGTCATCAGAGAGAAAACGCTTTTTGTCCGGGTCGCTGACCCCGGCGCTCATCGGAACCGCGCCAGGTAGTATTTCCAGCAAGCGTGCAATTGCGCGACGATAATAGGAGCGTACTTGCCCAGTATCCATCCTGTCTTCCAGCTCTATTGCTGTGTCGTCCTCGCCAATAGACTCCTCAAGAAAAACATCGCGAGCCCAGTCAAGAATGGTCTTGCTGTGCCCCCTGTTTTTCTCGTCTCGATACGCCTCAGCTTTAAGCAAGATGCTATCGACGCTCTGGCGATAATTCTGCTTCTCCAGCACGACAAGCCGCTCCTCCAGCTTGCTGCGCTTTTCCTCCTCCAGCCTCAAAGCCTCTTGAAGATCGCGCTGAGACTTGTTAGCCTCATCCAACTGAGCTTCAAGACTGATGACGTTCTCGTTAGGCATAATAGCCTCCTCTGTAAACGGTGCTAACTCATCTGTTGACAAAGCTGCCCGAAGAGGGTGTTCCCAATTCGTGTGGAACTCCAGAGAGGCGTAACGGTATCGCTTCTCGTCAACAATCTTTGCTCCGGCGGCGGTTGCTTCGGCTACGGCAAAGAATTGCGTTTTTCCGTCGGCGCGGACCTCGGAATCAAACCTCTCCGTCCACCCGACTGCCCCAATCTCTGGCAGATGCTTAGCGTCAATTGATATGTCGTGACCGACGAGCCTGTCCTTGAAGTTGGCTACCATTCTATCAATGGTTTCTTTGCTGAAATTCAACACGCCTGTTGGGTGAGACCACTTCCCCAGAATGAGCAACGGGACCTTTAACAGCTTCTTGCCACCCTCCTGAATCCAGGAAATAGGATCTAGCCCCTTGATATGCGGCCTGTTTGTCAGAGCCATTCCGGTGATAGTGGGGTTGTTCCACTCCAGCTCTTCTTTCTTTGAAGTGGACGGCGGGGTTTCCTTCTTCGGCTCATCTTTCTTTTGCGAAGACTGGCAAATGGCGGTTGCCTGAGACTTTGCGTCCTGTGGCTTCCCTTCCTCGTCCTTCTTTGGAGTTGGCCTGCTGGACGGGTCCTTGTCCCATTTTGTCAAAAGTGATTCCACGCAACTATCTAACGCTGCTGGCATAAGAACCTCCAAAAAAAACAGGGCCGCGCAAGTTTCACGCGGCCCTGTTGACTCAACGGTCTGATGGGCTCAATTACGTAATTATCTGTTATTATATCACGTTTGCTCTACATTGTCAAGTCGTTCCTTTATCATCACTCCTAGAACAACGCGAACAACCTTGCCACAAGAGGGGCATTTGATATTCACTACGCCGTATGCTATGCTAACCCAAAACAAGGCCCTGCCACAATTGCAGCGCACCCAGTCGCCTTGATAATCAACTGCTATGGTGTAGTCGTAGTTATTGCCTTTCGAGTTTTCCATAGGCGGTCCTTATAAGCCCCAGGAACTTTTCACACGTTGGCTCCCAAGGGAGATCGTCACGCACCATCTTTGACTTGTATTCCGCCTCGAATCGACAGAATTTGCGAACGTCGATAACCTTCTGCGCCATCTCTTCAGGATCAATAAGCTGCAACCTTGCGCCAGTATGCCATGTTGTCCAGTGCTTTGGACTTACGGTGTAGCAATATTTTGAATGAACCTCGCTCCTGACATGCCCGTCGTCAACGGTTATTGCTGGTGTGCCGCAAGCCACAGATTCAAGAGTGGGCAATCCCCATCCCTCTACGGATGACGTATCAACGTACAGGTCGGCAATCTGGTACCTTGTTATCAAGTCCAGTGCCTCGAATATTGCACCCCTCATGCTTGGAAGGGGAGGCTTTGTCATTTTCCACACCGGTATATCTTCATGGAATTTGTATGGCGGGCCTGCCCACTTTGCATGATCTCTCGGAAACAGAATATGCTTCTTTAAATCGCTGCCGTCAATCGCAGAGTACAGGTCCCTGATATAGTCCAAAACCCATCCTTGCAGGACGTGATTGTCAAATGCCTTGGTGTGCATATACAGATAGATGTCGTCATGCCCCATCTTAAGAATGTGCCTCATCATTTCTATGAGATAGGGCTGTTGCTTTACCCTCTTGTTTGTGCCCACGTTAATGATCACAAACTTATCGCCCCACCCAACTAAATTTCTAATCTGATTCCTGTCTCTATCATTCAGCGGTTCAAACGGGGCATGATCTATACCGTGATACGCAAAATCAACATCTGTGCCAGTCAGCAGCTTGATGTGCTCCGCTGCTGACTTGCAATAGGTCACGGGATATTCAATATTTGACACAAGCTGACCAACAGGCCTTGGGGCGGGCAATCCCTCAATGGGAAAATAAGCGACGTTCGGCCCTGACCAGCCGGTGATTTTCGCAGTGGATATTTGAGAGTTCATACCTCCCGGATCGTAAAGCCAAAACATTACGTCTGGCCTAGCCCAGTTGAAAAAGTGGGGCATTGTTTTGTTTCCGCAGCCCTCCGGATCTGACAATGGCGATGGCATAAAATGGAATGGCATCTCCTCATCTGGCCTAGCGTGCATAGAATCCATCATGCCGAAGACGCAAAGCTCAATATCATTTTGCTTCCCCAGAAGGTTGTAAATCTGGCTCGCAACAGTCCCAAAGCCGGTTGTCAGTCTTGGGGAATCCGTCCAGGCTCCAACACGAATCTTTGGCGCTTTCACCTCTGTTACTTCCACTCTCTCGACATTCAAAGCCAGGGCGTTTACCCTCCTGATAAGTTGCTCAAATTCCCAGGCATAATCCCCCTCGTTGTACAGAGAAAGAGCCACTGGCTCGCCACAACCAAACACTCCGTACCCCTCTTGCGCAACCTTGACGGTCAGCTTCTTTAGAGAATCTGCGTCGCTCCACCTGAAGCACTTGTCCACCGTTTCCTTGTGCCCGCCCCAGTCAAACACAATCGGCAGACACTTTGCAGACCACGATTCAATTGGTGTCAACCCAAAATGCTCTGCGTTTTGCGGGTTCTCAGAACCGTGAATGCCATTTGCGGACCAGAGAATCTTTGACCTGCGATACATTTTAACCAGGTCGTCATCGCTGACATTCTCATGAATGAAAATATCGTCGTTCTTGCTTGCAAATTCCCGCAGTTGTTCCTCGTATGACGTGTAGACGCCGCCAGTGGTAGCCATAACTAGATGAAATTCCCAGCCAGGGAGATCAATTTCCTTGAATCTCTCCATCAGCCACATAGGCGCTTTGTGCGGATCTCCTCGGCTGACACAGAGGATAAGGTCATCTTTCTCTGCATCGTCCACGCCTATCATGTCCACTGCGGGATATATGTGACTTGCTTTGTAACGCCACCTGTTCTCTATCCATTGAGCGGTATACTTGCTGTTGCCCACTATCGCTCTTATTCTGCTGTCAAAATTACTTTGCAACACCGCCTTTGGTTCGGGAAAGAAGACGTACAAAATGTAGTGCTTCGCTTTCACGGGCACAAATGGCTCATGCCCCATGACAATGCACACATCGTATTCATCCAGTGGATCGCGCTCCTCGTAGGAGACGCCGAAGACTTCTTCGCACTCTTCGGGCTGCATATACTGGGACGTAAAGACGGGATCTACTCTGAGCCCAGACTTGGATTGCAACAAGCTAACTGTTTGATAAAACTGTCTCTGGGCACCGCCGACTCCAAATGAATGCTGGCACCACACTGCGACAGTGGGGTTGAAATTTATACCCTCTATCAGCGGAAGCCTGTTTCTCCATTTTATACAGTCGGTAAACTGCTTCTTTCCAACGTCCTTGTCGGCCCTAATACCACCGCTGGTCTTTAGATGTTGCCCAGTGACGTCAGGTAGCACAAAAAGATCGAACCCGTCTATACACAGACGAAAGGTACCATCTGTTTCCTCGCCGTGAGCCACCCCCTTGCTGTATACCTCCGGCCAGCCGCCCGCATGACGCATTGCGCCGGCTCGATACATGCACGGCCCATAAAGGTGGTTTACAGCCTGTGGCTCGTTGGACGGATGGTACATCCTCTGCTGCCAATTAGAGTTGACAGCCCCGACGTCGCCGCTTGTCTCTTGCTTAGTTTCAGGGCTAAAGCTCATCTCTGCGCGGTCATGCCACTCTTTGTCCTTCCACTCCATCTCAAACCACAAACCGGAGACAGCGCCGACATTGGGGTGCTTGTCCATAAAAGCAACCATCCTTGCCAGTGCTGTACGATCAAGTAGAATGTCGTCGTCGAGGCGAAGAATGTACTCGTAATCCAGAAGCTCACGATCATAAAGCGGCATGTTGTGATTGTGCGCTTGACTGATGCGTGAGCCATCCCGGACAGAGATGTCATGGTGCCTCGCCATCTCTGAAATGATAAACTCCGTTGTCTTTGTATCACCGACGGGATGGTAGCCATCATTCAGAATTAGCACATCGAAGCCCTGACACGACTGATTGTACAGGGCCGCAAGGCAACGACCCAGTGTTGAATCCCTGCCCTTTGTTGGTATCTCAATCAGGATAGTCAAGGTAATCTCTCCAATCTCTCTCGAAATCTGCAAAACAGAAATTCTCTTCTGCCCATTCTCGTGGGGCAAAGGTGTATTCATCCCAATGCCTGATATGCCTCCCAAAGTTCGCTGGAGATAAATCGTCTGTGATAATACCACATCTCTCATCCATCTCACAAGCGAGACCCGTTTGATATGTCAGCAACGGTGTTCCGCTAGCAAGTGCTTCGAGGAGCAAATAGGAATTTCCCTCGTGCCTTGTAGGAGCAATAAGAGCCTTGGCTTGGGACAGTCTCATAGACTTTTTCTTTGGTATGCCACTGCGCTCATTCATGGCTTCGATGCTGAACCCCTCTCCGACCTCGGCTGCAATATGATGCAAGAGATCCGCGCCCTTGCGCGCTGATGTTGCAGCGTGCATCCACACATCTCTCTTCTTTTGATACGGCATGAACTTGTCTAGCGGTACGCCGTGACGAATAACAGTTGACCCTGGTACGCCGGCTTTGAGCAACTCTAAATGAGACTCGGACGATACACTTACTACCTCTGAGTTTTTAAACATGTATAGCTGAGCCTCAACCTCTTCCATATCGACCACTCCGCCCCAAGGATAAATCTGGGACTGAATAAACCGGCCATACAAGCTGCCGTGACAAACGGATATTAATCGCGCTACCTTCCCCTCTAGGCCGAGCCCCCAGTACCCATCGACTATGACAATTGTTTCTTCGTCAATCCCGCCAACTTCCAAGAGGTAAGTGTTTAGCATCGAGGCCCTCTCGAAGTCTGGTATGTCCGGGGTCGCGAGCCAATCATTGAAATCGAGCCAGGAGAACAATTCCATTTCAGGAATCACCTCCTTCAGGTAGCTTGAAAACGCCTCGACTCCACCAAGGTGCAAACCGTCTTTGTCATGCTTCTTTCGTTTACTGACGTGGACTATTTTCATTTTTCATATCTCCCACAAACCATAAGACATCGCAATCAAATTTCCAACTCTTTGAGGTATAATTCACAATAGGAGAAAACCATTTCAAAAGCACACTTGATACCCAGTCTGCATCAATGGTGTGCGGGTGCAGGTGGTCTGGCTTCTTGCCAACATCGCACTGAAAAAACAATTTACTTACTGGCCTTGCAATCCTCTTCAGCTCACCCAGAACAAACGCTGGATCTTGGCAGTGGTCCAATGTATTCATGCAAAACACAGCATCAGCAAAGCCGCTTAATAACTCGACGGTTCCGCTCGCCGTCGAGTACTCGCACTTGCTGACGAATGGTTGGTATTTGTCTATCTTGGAATAAGGTACAGCAAGGGGATCTACGGCAACCGCTCGCCCGAACCTTACGTTGTGATTGCAGAAATACGGGACAGGGCCACTCCCGACATCAACAACAGTATCAAACCTCCTCATGTGACTGATGAACCTTCTGTCGTAATGATACCACGGCCCCTAGGATCGCAATGCGTGTTCTTCCAGTAACCAAGTTCCTTGCTTTGAATTAGACTAAATCTGTCCTCGTTTATCCTATCCAAAGTATCCTAACCCCCTTAGCCTTGATTCCGCCTCCGGCTCCATACTCTCCGCCCAGTAATCAATGCCATGTCTGGAACAGTGGCCGGCCAACATCTCCTCGGCGCTGCGCTTTTCCCCTTCTGTGAATTGGCCTATATAATACCTTCCATTCACCTTTCCGCCCTGCGATTCGATAATGAACTGTTTCTGGTCGGGGAGGACAATGCCCCTATGTCGAATGTTTGGCGGGGTATCGCCAGCCTGAAACACCGGCCTGCCAAACGCCGGAATGGCATTCGCGCCGCAAATTCTATATCTAAGCGCCTGGTAAATATACATATTGTCCGTCACCTGGTCTATTACACATTTCTTGGGAAACATATCGCCCGCCCCCCTCTTCACCAGCAAAGGGACGTGTGTGAGAAACGGATCGAGGCCAAATCCGTGCTGGATAATCTTTCTCCCTGTCACGCTCTCCTGCCCCAGTCCCTCGCCATGGTCCGCCGTGATAATGATGTCTGTGTTTTCTTGGTCAACAGAATCGAGCAGCTTTTTGATATAGGTATCCACTGCGCGGCAAGCGTTATCATAGCTGCCGCGTTCGTATTCACGGTGACAGGAATCGTCGTGAACAATGAGGAACCATGGAAGATTGAAACTCTTGACAAGCCGCACAGATTCGTCAAAGATTTTGCTTCCGGCCCACCCGCGACAATCAAGGTACACATTCTGCCCCCGCCTATACCACCTCGCAAGGTTAGATACCAGGCCGGTGAAGTATCCATACCCACGAGCGACCTCCGAGATCATTTTAATGTCATTGGGAATAGTGTAATCTCGGTGTTCGTACATCATTGAGTACAATCCAATTACATCAGGATGAACGCCGCTTAGCATCATTGTGATAGATGGGTCGGTGCAATGGCTAACAACCCGGTGATTGCTAAACCACACATTCTCCATTCCCCATCGCCGTGTAAACGGCATGAGATCCTCATTGACTTTGTCGAAACGCAAGCAATCAATGATCACCAGTAAGATATTTCTTTTCATTCTGTCCTCCTGACTAATAAAACGGAACCGACAAGATCAATGTCCCACTCAGCGGCCAGAACCTTGACGTTGTCCATCTTCTCGAAAAGCAACTTAAGCCCCTCCGGCGTAAACCTCCAATAATCACCAGGGGACGGATGGTAAGGCCGCCTGAATGGCGCTGCTATAAATATATGCCCTCCCTTCTTTGAAACACGAACCATGTTTTTGTAAAACAACCACGGGTCCTTGACGTGCTCCAAGGTGTCGAAGCTGTAAACAATGTTGTATTTGCCCTCCAGGGGAGCAACGTCATCCTCATTCAGGAAATCGCGATTATCAGAACCAAGAAATCCATTGTCGAAGAAGTCCAGATCTGGACTGCACTCCAGTAGGGGGTTTGGCATCTTCTTTTTGAGATATACAATCCTGTCCGCCCCGCCAACATCAATTGCCCTGCCCGCCGCCGGGTCAACGCCGAATTTAGTAAACAAGACCCTGCAAAATAAAAATGACGCCTTACGCATAGGAGTACGCCCTCATTATCTCTCTCGCAGATCCGAAATCAGAAACAGATCTATCGTACTTGGGGATGGGGGTAGTGGTCTCGCTGACTATCCTTTCAACGCGCGAATCCATCTCCAGATCGAGAAAACTGAACACCCTTTCCATTTCCTCGACGGGAGAGCTGCACAAATCCTCGTATCGTACATCAATTATGCAATCCGGCGCTTGCTCCTTGTCTCTCAGGACCCACCCCTCAATTATTGCCCACATTCTGAATAGGTGATCTCTTTCATAATACCAGAATTTTGGACCGTGCTTGTAGCACGCAATCCTGGAATTGGTGCTCTCAGCGAAGTCTGCCACATGGCGAATGAGATGTATAAACTTTGCATCGGGGAAATGCCTTCGTATGAAATCGAATACCTCCGGATCTGCGTTTTGGACAGGCTTTTTATCGCCTATCCACTTTATTGCGTCACGAAACTTGCCAGAAGGAGAATCCTCCATCAATGCCAGGGATGCTTTAAAGTAAGCATTCCTGATGGCTTCGTGCTTGTCATTCGCAATATTTATTCCTCCAAAGTGATTATAGTTCTTGCATCGCCACAAAGCGCCCCACATTCCATAAGGCGTGTCATATTTATACCCCACCAAATCAGGCCACCATCCCTTTTCGCACTGATATAGAATCCATGCTAAGTCTTGCTCGTAACACACATGGACATTCGGATGAGCATTGAGTAGTCTTACCACGTGCGACGTGCCTGATCGCTTGTTTCCAATAAAGAAAATGGGCCTCACCCCTTACCTCCTGCAAAATAGCTTTTTTTGATTGTGTGATAGAAGAAATCTGAACTCGCCACCGGTTTGCGGCCACGGCGCTGGGTTACTGTACTCCACTTCTGATTGTAGCGCAATTCTCAACCCAAGAAAGTTGAAATACTTAATCCAGTTTACTCTGGGCAACACGCTTAAGTGCGCTGTGTCATCTATGGCGCGAGGTGTTGGTTTTGGAACAACGACAATAATGCGCGTCGATATATCCATCCACCGACGCAGAGCCACAACCGGCATTGGTGAATGTTCTAGCACATGCCTTGCGTATACAACATCAGCGTCAACGATTCTTGACAGGATGTGCATATCACCCCGCACGCACTCTTTGTGCTTCATATACTCCCAGTCAGGGCCAATTGTCACACCAACCCAATCAAAGCCGTGACGCACCCAGTGCTTCCTCGCAAGTCCTTTCCCGCAACCAACATCAACTACCTTCCCCTTTGGAATAAGAGGAGCAAATTGATCAACCACATTTTTTGTAAGACGCTCGTGGTTTGTATCCCAGTCTTGCCCCCTCACCGTAAGGTTTTGCCTTCTTACCAACTCCTCGATAAGATAATTCATTTTCTCAAAAACCTTTCGCCCGCCATCCATGACCAGGAGCAGTTATCAGTAAGGTAGTATCCCATCTCGACCATAATATCCCCAACGAGCCGCACGGTGCCCTTGTGCATTATCATCTTTGGGCCATTCTTGTTCAGCCACGTCGCTATGTCCCACCTGCCAGTATAAATCTTGGACGCCGCAAACCAGTCAGCAACCATCTCGCGAACATACATCTCTGGCATAGGGAGGACGACAACATTATCAGCAACAGGCTGCCCCACCCCTCCACAGAACCGCCAGGACAGCAGCCAATACTCTGGGTGATGTGCATTCAACCGCTGGTGATGGTGCCAAGCCTTTGCCCATTCCCCTCTGTCCTTTTCTTGCCCAAAATAATATCTTGCATACCTCGGAAACTCGGCAACGGAAAACTTGCTAATGTCGTGTGCCAACAATTGCCACAGCGGAACGCCAAGCCACATGCCAGCAATCAAGACATAGAACTTGTGCTTTAGTGTTGAGAGGAAGCATTTCCAATATTTTCTCACTTGAGCTTCACCATTCTGACAGTGATGTCAAGTCCCGGCCTGACCTCCTGAGACTCCATCATGAATCTGCACGTTATCCCGTAGTCAGAAAATCGGTCAGTAAACATCGTGCCGTCGTTGCGGATGCAAAAATATCTGAAAGAATCGCGTGAAAACATATTGTAGTGCGTCGGGTCCCCGACTGCGGCGGAGGAGGTGTACTCCGGTACACAGTGCTCCATGACACCGCCAACCTTCATTACGCTCCACATTTCATTCATCAAGAAGATAAAATTCTCTCGCTTGATATGCTCCAATGTCTGATTCGAGTAGATCTCGTCGATACAATCGCCGGGTAGCGGAATGCCATTATTAAGATCCCAGAATATATCAGCCACCGGGTCAGCCGATGGATTCAATCCTATTGACGGGTGCGTCAACAAAGATTGTTTCCTGCCCGGCCCAAGTTCTAGCTTTAAATACTTGTCGCCGTATCTGTCATGAAGAAACGCAAGGACATCTTTAAATCTTCTGTGTTTATACTCGGTCCGCCCATCGCTTAATCGTAAGCCAACTGGAACCTTTGTAAATCCCTCTTTGTTCATCTAGTACACCCTCTTTCTTTTAAAGAATATGTGAAACCCTGTCTTGATGTCCTTCATTCCAAGAAAGTTGCCCACCTTGATCTCCGCCGGGATAAATTCAACCCCAGCAATGAGCGGATGGCGAAGCAATTTGATCCTGAGACTGGGATTCTCAGCTTTCTTTATCGCCAGAACTCTTTCCAACCACATCGTTAGCCCGGTGTCCGTTACCAGCTTTCCGTGCTCCATCTCCATTTCCTCTATTACTCTCTTCGGAATCCGGACCCCCCTCAGTAATATTGTAGATGTGTCTCCACTTTGCCTCTTCTGATTTTTTCCACTCATCAAGACCCTCCGTTGACACGTCCTCTAGCTTCTGTGGCGCACTTGACATCAACCATTCCACATCCTCCCATTTTCCAGGCTTCAGACTAGGGGCGAAGCCAGGATCGCTATTCTTGTAATGAGACTCCGATACAAACCGCCACGCGCCGTCCTGATTTTTGGATGATTCCCTTGCCATCGTGGCGATGGAGGCCGCATACCCCTTGTACGCTATGAGGTTTGGAGAACCGTTGATAGCCGCAGCCATCAAGTCCGTTGCCCCCTCCTCGAACTGCGCTTGTTTCACGTTTCTAGCGACCATTGGCTTGCCATTGGCCCGCAGCCGGCCATGAACAGCCTCGTGAGTGTACACGTGATCCCTCAGCTTTGTATTCTTGGCAAATACCTCTACTCCCCTGGGGGTTACGTGAATCTTTCCGTTATCGTAGGCGGCCAAGCCATTTTTGCTGAAATCACCAAGCGCCTTTTCCACACTCTTGTTGCTATCATGAGATACAATATCCAGATTATCAGGCATGTTTGACAATCTTGTGCCAACCTTGCTGATAGCCTTAGATCCCTTGGAGGCAAACTGTCCCTTTTTGTCGTGAAACGGATTAAATAACTGGTAGGCTTCCAGTTTCTTTTCTGATCCCTTTGGTGTCAGCGCCCCTTCTTCTTCCAATGTCTTCCACATGCCATCAGGGTTTCCAAACGAGACCTTTTCTATCTCAGGGAAATCTGCTTCCGAGTAATGCTCTGCGAATTTCTCCGCGCCTGCCTTGTTCATCACGAGGTATTCCCCGCTCTTCTCAAAGCCTGGAAACCCGTCTAGTGTTTCCAGGTATGGCAACCTCATACCGTCAGTTTTCTCATCACTAAGCACGAGGCTGACGAGCGGCCATATGGAGGCAACAAACTTTTGCGTTTCACTAGGCGGCTTGTCGTCACTTTCGAGGACTACCGCATCCCATTCCTCCATCCCCATGCCTGATGCAAGCTCGCCACCGTTAATCATATCCATTATGTTTCCTGTCCCGACAATTGCTTTTGGGGCAAACGAGAATAGCATTCTCGCCTTCTTGAACTTTCCCATCTTGGGCATGGTCAGCGTAACGTGCTGATCGTCCTTTGGTGAGTATCTGTTCACATAGGCGTTCAAACTCCTTGTCTGGAGGTAGTCAATCCCTGTCGTGATCGCCCACGACGCCCCAATGCCAAGCAGTACACCACCAACAGCGGGCAGCGCAGCGGGCATTGCGGCTCCCATGATTGCCGTTGCGGCTATCTGCGTCAAAGCAGCGCCGGCCACCGACGCCTTGGCAAGGACGGCAGCGCCAACAAGTTTCTCTATGAGCATATCAGACCCTATCTCGACGCCCATTTTAGCAAGCCTGGGGCCAAGACCGCTCTTCCTAGACATATATTCAGCGGGGGCTAGTAATGCTTTTTGCGCCCCCGCACTCATGGCTGAATAAGCTTTTTGAAAGAATCCTTCCTTACCATTCTTCTTGCTTGTTTTCTTTGCCGTCTGCTTCGTCGTGGTTCTTGTAACTACAGTTGCATCCTTCTTTGACGTAAACTCGCCATCTTTATCATGGTATGGGTTGAACAGGTAATGCGCCTCAAGCAACTTCTCTTGTTGCTTCGGGAAATCGCCAAGCATACGAGGTACGAAATCGTAGCCGAGGCCAAAGTATGTAACTATCGCGTCTTTGTACTCGTCTGGCACATCGGCAATGATGTCACTCATCTCGCTGCCGGCTGCTGAGGCAATGACAGACAAATCCCAGTCCCACTCCTCAGGGGCAAATTCCTCATACTCCAAATCCACACCTTCCATCTCCCGCCACGTCTTCATCGCCTCCTTTAGCGCTTCGCCAATACCAGTTGCAATCCCCTTTCTATAATACGAGGCTGACAGCGCCTCGGCTGCACCAGTCGCCAACCTTTTAAGGTTTGTGTCTGTTTCCCATTGCCCCTTGTATTTCCTGGTGGGGCGGGTAAACGTGTTTCCGTACCCCTTAGCGGTACCAATCTGATCTACAAGAGACCCCTTGCCTCCGCTAAGATATTTTATGGTCTCTACGAGGTTTGTCTTGTAACCCGCCATGTTTAACTGGCGTGTCAAATCCATCGGGCCTGTTGCCCGTTTGTGTGAATCTTTTATCCATTGATTAGCCCTCTCTTTGTTGTTACCAGAGACGGACATAGCAATCTTTGCCATTCTGTCACGGTACTTGGAGTATGGCCCCGCACCAGCCACGCCGCTAATCTGACTTGCCATTAGGTCTGTCAATCCCTCCTCAATCGGCGTGGAGAGATTGCCATAAACACCAGATACGATCGGGATGCGCTTCAATATTTGCTCTGCGCCAAATTCTCTCTTGCGAGCATGGAGCGATTCGTGAATAATAGCGTGGCGGGCAAAGGCGCGTTGAACCTCGTTGTCACTGGAGAGCTCCCTCACAACCGATGGTGAGAGATGAATCGTGCGATCCCCGGTTCGTTTTACGTACCCCGCAGACATTGCGACCATCGGGTTTGTATTGCCCATCGACTCTATGCTTGCCGCCTCGCTCACATACGTGCCTATGCCTGCGTGGTGCCTCACACGCAGATCCTTGCGTCGCAATTCTTCTGGAACTGCATCAAGGGCGAGCTTCGTCTCCTTTTCTATCCTTGCCTTCTCTTCAGGGCTACGCATGATCTCTCTGGCCTTGCCGCTATGAACAACAGCGGCGGCAGCAACCCAATTTGGATCCCTGAATGTGTTATCGGCAATCGCTTGCGCGCCAGAAGCCACAGACGAGCCGGCCTTTGATGTGAATCTGCCAAATGGATCATGATACGGATTAGCGAGTTGGAATTTTCTCTTTCCAAGCCTGTCAAAAATAGCATTCGCCCCCTCGGCTGTTAACACAACCGGAAATCTAGCTCCGCTTGCGATGTGCATTAGAGCCCAGTCGGCAGATTGCTCTACCTTCTCGCTAATTGACTCGTCCTTTTCTTCCGGCTCTTCTTCCTCTCCGTTCTCTGGGAACTGCCCACCTGTTTTCCGTTGCCGCTCCATAGCTTCGTCGGCGGCAGCCTGTTTCTCCTCTTTGAGGGCGTCGTAGTCTTCCTGGTTAAGAACTGGAATGTTTTCTACAGCAAAGATCTTCTTCCAGTCTATCCAGTTCATTGTGGTCTGGCCGGCCTGATTGCCCATCGTCGAGAGGAGTTTGAATAACCTCTCTTTCTCCTCCGGGTCCAATCCTTCTGTGACAAGAGTAGCCGGCTTAGCATTCGCCCCGATGTTGTACTCGACAATCTGTGGTATGACATATGAATTTAGCTGATTGATGAATTGTGTCAAAACATGTTCGTTGTGCAACATTGTCACGGCGAAGTGTTTCGCCGCAGCAGCATAGCTCCCTGTTGGGCCCTGGGTAATAGCTCTGTCGCTTATTACTAACGATCTGATAATAAGCGTGCCAAGAAGTTCTAGCGCGTCCTTGAACTGCGTGCCGCGCTTGTCGTCAGCGAGGTATTCAAGCTCCCAAAGCTTCTGTCCAGTGTCAGGATCGACATCACTGGGCAAGGCAACTGCATTTGACTCTGCGACATTGCCCGCCACGAGAAAAGCGTACTTCATGGACTTCATCAGCGCTCCATCAGGGACGCGAATCTGGCCTCTCGACGGGGCGCGACACACTGTCACTGGCGTGCCCATGCGCTCCATATATCGCACGAAGGAGCGCATGCACACCTCGTACCAAAACCAAAAAGGATACACCGGATCTAGCGCTGGTGTACCCCACAAATTGCGGAAATGCTTGTTGTACGTCAAAATAAGTGACTGGGCAACAGGAATCTTCTGTTCACCGAACGCCTGGTTCTGCACGAAGCCGTCAAAGTGATGTCCGGAATCATCAAACACAATGCGGTTTATGGACCTTGGGTGAATGGCCTCTATCGATTTTAGTCCGTAATATTTTTCATCATCCTGGACACCATCTATTCCCCAATAGCTGGCCTCCTTGAAGTCCCATATTTTCTCGCCAAAGTAACTGCCGTATGGAATGGCTTCCATAAACTCTCCGGCATGGCGGGTGAGTACACGCTTCATCATGGCGCGCACAATGTTCTTTGTATCCTCGTCTTGGCACTCTATGTCCCAAGAACGCGAGTTCCTGAACACGCTCAGCAACCAAGAGCGTTTCATCTCTACGCCAAATGCAACCTGACCGTTACGCATCATATCATCTATCGTGTCATACCCTAACTGATCCGTCGCCCTGTACAAAGCGTGATCTGTTTGAATGGAGCCGTAACGATTAGAGTAATCGCCTGACTCACTCGTGTATGACAACAACGGAGGTGCTAATTCCTTGCTCTCGGCAAGAGTTGTAGCCCATTCCTCCAATACACGGTAAGCTCCGTTTCCCAAGGCGTCAACCATTGTAGTCGTAATATCTCCAGGTATAAGCTTCATCGCGTCACGCGACAACTTCTGGCGCAAAGACTTAACCCTTGCCCTGTCAGCAGCCGCGCATTTTCTGGAACAATATGTGCTACCAGTTTTCAATTCGTTCTGACACCCTGGGCGGGCGCAAACGCCTATCTCGCTCATCAACAAATCTCCTACCACCTGGGCTTTCATCTAATATAGGTCCATCTATGACGCCACCATCAACGTGTATCGCTGATGCTAGCTCATCTATGGATAAATCGTCCTCTTTCCGCAAAGCCACCATTCTCTGCCCGCCAACTGTCCTCTCTGGCATCTCTATGACGTAGCCGCCATACTTATATAGCTCCGCATACGAATGAGCAAGCGCCATAACCGGATCGTCATACGCCCCGTCAGCAGCCTCGGCCTTTTGACCGCCTTGTTTGCTCTCGAATGATTGCATACACCGGTATGTGAATAGGTCGGTGATGTAGATCTGCCTTCCAGCAACGGCCAACTTCAGAAGGTTTAAAATCCTCATCTTGGAACCTGCCCCCGCTGTGCCGCCGGTTGTTTTTCTGGAAATGGTGATGCTTCTATCATCGTCTGGCGTTATATGACGAGAGTACACCGTCTGACCGGAGTTATTTTGCTCGATGACCATATATCCAGGATACATCCTGTGCCATTTAGAGGTCCTTCCCTCCACTTCCACACGACTGCCATCAGGCAGTGTCATTGTGTAGCCGGAGAAATCTTCAAGGCTTGTATCTTTAGAATGCCAAGCGTCTAATTGCACCCCGTGCTGGTTAAGAGATACAATTGAATGATAGTCTCCTGCCCCCTCTGACGGGTCCACGCCCGTGAAGTTGATATACGTCTTGACATTAAGGCTTTTGCCATCTGCGTCAACAATCTTACCCAACTCGTCAGTATCGTAGTAGCAAAGGGCGAGTTTGTTCAGATCAAAGAATGGATTGCCACTTGTCAGGAACTGCAATTCGTATTCCTGGAGAATGTCTGTCACTGACATTCCATCAGTGACTTTTGCCAACCATTCGTCGTCAAAGCCGCAATCTCTGTAATAGGCGATGATGGGCTTAAAGGTAAGTGATTCTCCAGCCTCGGCCTTTGCCCACAGTGTATGAAACCAGTTTATACGGTTCGGTGTCGAGATTACAGCTATCTGGCCGCCGTGTGTCGTTGTTGGCTTAACGGCCTTCCACGTGTCTTCGCCATTTGGCAAAAACGCGGCTTCGTCCATAATGACCAGCCGCGCAGAAAAACTACGACCCGTATCTGTTGTTGTGGTAAGTGAATCAACAGATGAATTGGCGATCTTGTAATCGCCATCTGGTCTTTTTGCTCTAAACTGCACGGTAAATTGCGTCTTTGAATCAGAGACAACGTTAGGCTTTAAGAATCTTGGAAGGCGATTGAAAAAGAATTTTGCCTTTTCCAAGAATTTGACCGCATAAAGCTCTTTCTGTGAAAGAACAATGCAGTTTATGGATGGGTTGAAAATAATGAGCCAGATTAAGTATGCTGCGGTTGTCCATGAGCAACCTATCTGCCTCGATTTAAGGGTTATGATATTGTCGCCATTCTGAAGAGACTCTAGCATCTCAATCTGGTAGTCGTATGGCTCCCAGCGTATCTCTCCGCGTGACGTATGCTGAAGCCATCCATATTTCTTGACCATATAGACCACATCAGCCTTGCACCTTTTAAGTTCTTCTAGCTGACTCTTAGTTATACGTCTCTTCAATGCCTAAAATGAAGGCGTCCGGATCAACGGTGCCCTCACCCTCCATAGTAATAAGCGGCATCAACCGCTTGTGCAATATGGCGCTGAGCCTTGTCAGTCCGGCCAGGTTATTCCCTCCCATTTCACTCCCGCTAGCCATTATGAATGACTTGATGTGCCTACGCAGACCCTCCATTCTTTCTATTTCATCAACAAGCTCTGAATCTACAAGCTCATCTAGGGTGTATTGGTACGCTTTGCCGTACTGTATCAGCTCCTTTGCGTCATCAGCGTTCATGGCTGACGAGAACGCCAGGTTCAAAATGTAACGGATCTCCTTGCGTTCCTCAGAACCATGAAGCGCCAGGGAGGCCGCATCTTTCCACCCCTCTTCAAGAGACCAGTGCTTGACTCTGTCGTATTCGAGCTGCCGACCAATTAGGTTTAGGCTCGCATCGACAAAAGTCACTAGGGGTACCAGGCGGTTCTCTCTGGCGCAAAATTCGACGTAAGTTTTCTTGCATTGTTCTGACAGCTTGCTCATGAACAAATTATATCACAATTATTAGCAAATTGTCAACGCTCGCGCACAATGCAAACTCTTTGCTCCAACATTCATTCTATCGTATCCATGCTGGAAAATACTTGAACGGCAAAGACGATACCCACGACATCATGACATCACTGCCGTACATCTCACAGTGCTCATTCCATACTTGCTCCCTGGGCGGAGGAGACATTCCATGCCGCCCAAGATTGCAATTTGGGTGCAGGAGAACGCAATTTAGCTCGCAGTGAATGAGCACTCTCCATTTCCTGGGCCAGCCAACAACTTGTACGCGAGAGAATATCCCCTCGTGCATATGTATACCGTTGCCGAACGGCCCGCCGCACGACCTGCACACCTTGTCCCTTCTCATCAAGTGGCGCTTTAGCCCCATGCGCCACTCGTGGAAATCAACCTTCATATCCGGCATCATTAACCCTTCTTTTTTGAATGGTGTTGGGTCTACTCTTTTCACTCAAACATCCTCTTCAAGGCTGAGAGGTTGACGACTACAACACCCCAGCTCATATTTTCATCTGGTTTGAATCTTTCTGGGATGTCTATAACTATTGGCGTGTCCCTCTTGCCATCCATATCGAGGTCCACCTTGTTTCCGGACAACAGGCCGGCATCAAGGGCCTTGAACACCTCCTGCTTGCCACTGTCGTTGAACGAGACAAGAATCTCGTCTCCTGGAAGCACGCTGCCTTCCTCATACATGCCAACATCTAACGCAATCCACGGCTCTTCCACAGAGCCATAGGTCAGCGTTTCTTTGGGGAAAAATTGGTCGCAATACAACGGCGCGCTTGATGAACCAATGTAGAATGTCGCGGCTCCGATTAGGATTAAGCTCTTCAGCATACTGAACTCCTTAGCTTTTCAACCTCTTCGTAAAATAGCGGTGTAAAATACCCGTGACGGTACTTGTCGAGGAAATCAAGAAAGTCATTCACTGCGGCTTGTCCAGAACTGGACTCCGTCGGCCTGGACTCCTCAAATGTCTTGGCGTCAACATCTAGATCTAGTGCAAATTTCATATCCCGTATGATATTGATGTCATTCTTCTTTGCGAATTGGATCTCTTCATCGACCTCGCGTGAATCCCCTGGAGGGCAAACCATTGCGTCGCATTCTTTCAGCCACGAAAGGCGCAACTGCATCCATTGCCTATAAGAATGATGATAGACTTCGTGCCAGTAATGGTACAGGTGGGGGATGAATGGTTGGTGCCCTAACAAGAGAAGTCTTTCTGCAATGAAAATTGCTAACTCTACATTCTCAAGTGTCTCTTGTTCAGAATCACCGGTGTACGGGCCTGCTATGTATACTTTCAAAGCGCGCCTCCCAGATTCGCCGTTCTGCACGTAACAATCGCATCAGTTCCAGATGTCGTCTGGATAGTAGGCTCAGCTTCCCCTTCAATCCATATCCTAGATCCAGGAAAGGACACCTTGTACATCACATTCTCACTATGGTTAAAGTGCCCCCTTGTACTTTTTGCATCAACAATTATTTGCCCTTTCTTGCTTGTGACGTCACGAAAAAAGATGACGCTATTTGCCTTTATGGTCAGCCCGCCAACAAAGACTGTTGCCGGCGCAGAGCCGGCGCGCCAGATTATTTGAGAACTCATGTGCTCGTTCATTGACACCATCTTTGAGAAATTTCCCTTAACTGTAAATCCGTTAAGGGTATTGAGCCCCGCCTTGACAGTCACTTCTGCAATCATTTCCTCCTCCTGTAATTACTGCACACGTGTTGAAACTCCTCCTTCTCCTTTTTTAACCAGCCAGGGCCACCAGGTCTTAAACACCACACCGATAAGTATCCAGGCTTGTCTCTGAACCATCTGCACGTCGCGCAAGTTTCACGCGATTCTGGTTTTACCTTTTTCAAGTCAGTTACCGCATTCAATGTCATTCATACCCCTTTCATTTTACTGCACATTTCAAGTGCTACTTCTTTGAACTCCTTCTCGTTGCCGATGTCTATCTCAATGCTCATCCGCAACAAGTACATCTCAAAAACAACAATTCTGGCGGCCAGCAACCTGAACACCTCAATGAGGTAAGGAATGCCTACCGGTGTTTTGTCGTCTTTCAATGCCGCCACTAACTCAACGGTTTCTTTCAGTAAATTGCGTTTAGTTTCCATAGAACCTCCTTTCTATTATTATAACATTCATTGATAGTTTTGTCAAATAGGCGCAAAAATACCATAAGGCCAAAGTCAATTTAGACCTTTATCCGCCACTAGTAAGGACAACTTGCTGACAGCATGGGGTTATCCTACTCACATGCAGTTTCGCAAACATGGCCCCGGTTCCTATATAACCACTCGGTTTCCCGATTATATCTGCACATCGCCACCGCTTTCCACTTGAATCAGCAGCGGTTCTCGGAACGCCTGGTATTGCATTTGCCCCGCGCAAAGAGGGGTCGGGTAGATGGCAACGGTATTTATTGGCGACTTCCCTTCGGGCCATCTAGTGCCTGTCGCTCTGAGGCCAGCGACGAGGCTGGGCATTAGTGCTATGAAGTTACCTCAGGAAAACAAAAAACCCGCCCTTGCGAAGAAAGCAAGGACGGGCTTCCAGATTGAAAAAACTCTTCCACCGCGAGCCCTGCGTGTCGCATAGCATCACTGCTAGCTGGCAGGATACGCGCTACGCGACGCACATCGGACAGAAGCACTACGTGAAATACAATCCGCACAGCAGCAATGTTAGGCAAAAACGCAGAAAGCGGAAAAAGCAGAAAAAATGATCCTGATACGGCTCGTCGTAATGGGCGCAATTGAATACTACGACGAATTTGATTTTTGTGCAGAGCTCGCTGTGGAAAAGTTTTTTCAATCATTTTTTCTTAGAATCCCGCCTTAACATTTTCACCCCAGCATTATTGCCAATTGTATTTCACTTACTTTTTCTTCCAGGCCGCTATCCCGGATGTCTGATGTGACAATATTCTACCACAGATCGCGCATGGCGTCAAGTAAAAATGCGAATTTGCACAAAATTTTAAGGTTGGAAGGAAAATTGCTATTGACAAGAACGTTCGACTGATGTATAATACTAGCATGAGCACAGAAAGTATTTTCTACTGATCATTAGTTTGCATAGAAGATTCTGAAAGGAGGCATCGCGGCAAAGCCTTAATATCTGAAACGTTGGAGGATAGTAAATTGCTTCGTCTTAAGGCATATAGCGACAGAAAATTTTATGACTTTTCAAGTTGCAGCTATTATAGCAACACGACTGAAGAAGTGAAAAAGAAAAAAGAGGAGGTCTGCATGTACATTTACAATGTATACGTTGTGGATTTGGATGGTCCTGAAGTGATCGAGGTTCATCGAAGCATCATCGCATGGAACGCAGAGGACGCAAAGATAAAGACTGTTTCCGCATCTGAGTATCGGGAAAAGATCGCGGAGAATTACAAACGCTACCACCTTTCGGTAAACTCCGTTGCTAGCTTGCCTGCATACGAAAAGTAGGCGAGATGATTTTTGCAGGCATTGACACAGGTACATTTCACATCGGGTACGCCGCCTTAAGTGATCATGAAATCATCACCTGTAACCAGGTCGATTTTACCAGAGGCATTCCAAAGAAGTTAAGCGCTGCGGAGAGTCTATTGTATCGTATGGAGAAAATCGGTATTTGGGCGAGGGATTTTGCAGCCCGCACCAGGGCGCTTGATGATGAGGTTTTGGTCGGGATAGAAATGCCGTGGTCAGGCAGGAATCCACAGACGGCGATCAAGTTAGCAAAAGTGTGCGGTATAATCTACTCCGCTGTATGGGATGAGGGATTGCAGGTCGTAGAGGTTGCTCCAGCACAGGCGAAGGTTGCTCTGACTAATGATAGAATGGCTGGAAAAATCACAATGTTTGAATGGGCGCTGCGGCTTGCACCTGGATGTCCTGGAGAGCACGCTGCTGATGCTATCGGAGTGGCGCTAGCAACGAGGGCGATATGGAAGAAACTAGAGATGACGAAGATGTAGATCTCTTCGTCGTTTACCCAGAGGATTATTACGACACTTTACCAAACTTTCAGTTAACCAGACGCTCGCAGTTAATGTTTGAGTGGCTGCGCGCCGTCACTGAGGACAGGCCGTACACCATTGACGAGCTTACGGAGCTGATAAAGAGAAGTAGCTTCAAGAGGAACAAATTTGGCCCAAGTTCTCTCATCAGTAATTTGACCAATTTATGGAGGGTTGGTATGATAACAAAATTAGCTAGGGGGTATCATGGACTTTCAAAAAGGCCAATTGGTGTCAAATGGCACGTGCCAAAAGACAGGTAGTCGAGGCATCGGAGAAAAGACGCAAAGGGTGCTGGCGGAAATCATCAGGTACAAGAAAATGAATGATGGAAATTCGCCACCACGCCGGGTGCTGGCAGGAATTATAGGTGTCAGCAGCTTATCGACCGTTCAGTACCACATCAGGATTTTGGAGCAAGAAGGGCTGATAAGGTTGAACGACGCCGGGAAGATTTTGATACCCGGCGCAACATGGTTATCACCGATGACTTTGAGCAGTGATGTGCTTTTTTATTTAACGGCGTTTTAGAAAAGGCAAAGCAAGCATGAAAAGATTCCCGTCGCCACTGGGATACAAAACTGTATACGCCACCCGTCGCCACTGGTATGAAATACTGCCTGAGGTAAGTGACGGTATCTGGTGGGGGACGATAATCACAGTAACTACTTTTGCGCTTATCGACAAATTCTCCTACCCTCGCCTGATAGCACTGTTGCTCCTAAATATGTATCCGCTCGCACACGTAATCATCGAGCTGATAAAGTGGAATCACGAATGGTTTGCTGTGTGTCGGGACACGAATGGGAATGGTGTTTTCTTCAAGCGTCACGGGCTGTTCGTAATCAAGACGACCCGTGATCAGATAGGACACATCAATGCTGGTCTTGAGGACACCTCGACGTGGCTTGGCCGGCGGCTTGGGTTTGCGCGAGTCCAGATCCGGACCGCTACTCATAGCTATATCGAGGGCAGGCTTGTTCCGAAAGAGCTGTTAGTAGCAATAAATAAGGTTCAGGTCAAAGCTCCTGAGGTTCCTGACGACGCTACGGGTAAGCAGTTTGTCCAGGGGGCTGTTGCTTCTTGGGTGGACAGAGATATAGTTGACGAAGATGTCGCCAAGACGGTAACTAGAAAGTGGCTCCTGGAGACAGTGAAATGACCTACATTGGTTACGTAGCGAGTGCAATGGCTCCGGCGTACATTATCGCCGGAGCCATTCTGAGGAACAACATAGCATCGTCGTGGGCGAACACATCTCTATACATGGTTGGCTTGGCGTTAATGGCATGGATTGCATTCAGGGCGCTATTTAAGAAAAGCATTCAGCACCTTATCGCTGTAGTGATTGCCCTTGTGGCAGTGACCGTAAATAACGCTATCCTTTTTACAAGGAAGAAAATTTCACTGCCAAGAAAGATGAGGAACATACAGAAGGACATACCGCAGCGAAGTCCGGTTGCAAAGAAGAGCATTGAGCTGGCGAGGGTTCATCCAAAGATACTGCGCCCTGACTTATCAGCAATAATTGGCTACGACAATCTCGATAACCCAATTAAAGCCGATTTTTCAGAGGCGCACACATTGGTTGGCGGCTCAACTGGCGGAGGTAAGACAAACCTAATCAACTCGATACTCATTCAGCTCTTCTCAACTGATTCCAACTCAGAGATCTACATTATAGATCTAAAGGGCAATGTAGAAGACGGGTTGTACAGATGGGGAGCTATCTGCTCATATGTTGACGAGGAAAGAGAGGCCCTTGAGTTACTGAGCAGCCTCGTGGAGAAAATGCGGGTCAGGCAGAGGCGGCCTGTTACCAAACCGATTTTTGTCATCATTGACGAGATTGCAGACATCACACAGGAAAAGAGTGGCGTTCGTTTGCTGTCAATACTGGCTCGCAAGTCAAGAAGTGCCGGCATCTTTCTGTTGATAGCGACACAATATCCGAGGTACGACATCCTCGACAAGTCAATCACTTACATGCTGATGAGGAAAATATGTCTAGCAGTTGCGACTGCACAGCAGGGCAAGGTGATCATTGGTTCTGACATTGGGGATTTGCCAAAGCGCCCTGGAGAATTTGTCATGGAGGACGGGGCGAAGCGTTACAGGGGAAAGACGTTGAGGGTTAGTAGCAGCGAGGTCGATCTCGTGCTCAGCAGAAAGATAGAGAGCAAGCTGGACAGCGACCCTAGAATGAGGTTGTGGAAGATATGGGCAATTGGTGGTCGGGTTGGAGACAACACCTCCGGTATCCACGCCACGTACAAACAGCATCCTGGAATGGGTCAGGTGTTTATCAAAGATGGCAAAAAGCACTTGGTTGAAGCCGGCGTGCTAGAAGCGCCGCATGGAAGGGGGCAGCACTACAAATTAAAGGTAGATTTTTGGACAGGGGTTTCAATGATAGAAAGGTACATAGGGGAAGGCAAATGGCAATGAGCGAAAAATGGGACGGAATTTACAATTTCAAGGTATATTCAAATCAACGAGCAGGGATTCTATGATGAAATCAATGGCATTTGGTATCCAATTCACAGAATTGCATTCATAGCATAGGACGGGGGTAGAAATGAATAAGTGTGTGTACTGCAATAGCTGGAAGGAATTTGATGGGAGATGTCCTGTTTGCTACCAGAGGCGTTGCGTTATTTGCAAAAATGTGATTTATCGTGACGAGAGCATGAGGACAACGAGCGGGGGAAAATGGGTGCATAGTCGCTGCGCTACCGCCAACAAGCCTGTTGGCAGGCCATTTTCGATGAGTGTGAAAGTGAATGGCGATGAAGAATGAGAAGGTGGTTGGTGCGGTCTTGGGCCTGATGTCGCTCGTCCCGCTGTTGATTTACACGTTTGTGCATACCGGGGGTCTCTTGTCACGATATGTTGAACCTTTCGTTGTGGGCTACGTATGCGCGTTTGGGATCGAGTTAACGGTTGTGAGTCTTTCGTTAAGGATTGGCCGGGAGGGCGAAGATCAAAAGAGAGCGTTTTTCTACTTTGTCCTGATTGCGGTTGTCTTTGTCTCTGCAATTGCCAATGCGAGTGAAGGTTTCACAACCTTTTACCAAAAGGGTTTAACGTCTGTGACAATACGTGAAATAGACTGGCTACAAGCTGTAATAGGCGGTGTCTCGACTGCGTTAATCTCTCTCATCGTTTTCGCACTGAGTGAAATTATTGGCACAGACCTATTCACGTTTTTACAAGACGGTGAAACCGACTTGAAAGTAGTTTCCCAAGACACCCAAAGGTTTGAGACAAAGGAGGAAAGGATTGGGGGTATGTTGGAGATGATTGCACAAGATCCTTTAATCCCTGTAGGAGATATTTCAAAGTACTTGGGTGTATCTTCAAACACCATTTACAATTACTTGAGAGAGTTGGAGTCAGTTGGGAAGATCGAGTCCAGGAATGGACAAGGCATTATCATCTTGGAGTCCAAAAATGCCTAGCTATAGAGGTAGGTTTGGACACAGGAATCAAACCTTGGGAATGGCGTTAATGCTTTGCGTCACGCCGTTTATCACTGGTGATTGGCGTGACGCAACTATTCCAATTGGCGCACTGATTGGTTTAACTGTTAGTCCAGATCTGGACTTAGTTGATCCAAGGGGTTTAATGAACCCTATTCTCGATTACGTAGGGTTCACTGAGGTTTACAAAGATGCAATCCCGCATAGGCACAAGGTTTCACACACGCCGTTCATATCTACAGTAATTAGATTCACGGTTGTTCTCGGTCTTCCAATATTGTGCCTGGTTGGATTTGCATGGATGGCGCGCATAGAATTTCCCTGGTGGGCAATCCCAAGGGTGTTTGTAGGGTTGGCGATGGCAGACGCACTGCATTGCCTAGCCGACACTACAAAAACATGGATAAGGAGGTTGAAATGAATATCTTGCGAGTTTTATTTGCGAAAAGGCACAGAATATTATTCGACGTTCCGTACACATCGAGTGTTTCACCGAAGAGTATTCTGGACGGGCGCGGGCTGACAAGCGCAACTGTAGTCAGTCACAACTTGTCAGTAGGCGCTAAAACCATGCGGGCCACGGGGTGGATAGAGTTTGTTACCACGAAGCAAGAGGAGGAGCTGTTATGAAGAGTCATTACTTAGAATACTCACAGGGGAGAATTGGGCGAGGGCGCTTCATGCGGATCGTGCGACGCTCTAAAAAACTAAAGGCAATCAGGGATGGGCTGGCTTTTGCTAGGAACGAAAAGAAATCTCACAAACACTGGAGGTCCTATGGAAAACGTAGGTAGTATCTTAGAGGCTGCGGCCAGACAGATACACCGTGAGTCACGGAACGACGGAAGGGCAAGGTATACAGGCAAGGAATGGGATCGCAACTCGATGTTGACTTATTACATCGAGAAGGAAATGACACTTGAGGCGGCGCTGAAGCTTGTTCACCGTTCGGGATATGTTATAATCCCAAAGTCACAAGTTGTAAAAGCATGGCGACCGCCAAAGCGCCACATGATTGCCCGTCAGGTATTGAGAATATCAGACGGGGAAGGAGAGTTGAGCTTGTGATAGAAGTGGTCGGGGTGCTTGGATGGCTCACGTTCTTGTTCTTGCTTTTGCTTGTAACAATCAATGCCGACGTTGACTGGTTTTGGTTCGTCATTACCGCAATTATCAGTCTCTTTGTTGGCGTACTAGCATTCTCAGATGAGAAAGGAGGTGATAAACATGGATAACATCCAAATTGGTGTTATAAGTATCCCGTTGCTCATTGTCGGCATCGTTGAGGCTGCAAAGAGTTTTGGTCTCAATGGCAAGTGGAGTCAAGTCCTGGCGTTGGTTTTGGGCTTTTCGTTCGTCGGGTTGGCGCAAGCAATTGGGCAAGGGCTGCTTGACCCCTCTGTGGTGTTGTGGGTAGAACTAGTTGTGTATTCCATTGCTGGTGCATTGAGCGCAATGGGATATTACGACCTGGCGAAAAGACTATTATTGAAAGGATAACGAAGTGCATGCTGGGCAATTGTGGTTTCTGGGGAATCTAGGAAGAGATCCGAAGTTGACATACGATAGAAATGGGACGCCGTACTGTGACTTCTCCGCTGCTTCTAATCACACCTACTACAAAAAGGGTGAGAAGGTAGAGAAGGTGACATGGTACAGGGTTTTGGCAGTTGGGTCCCTGGCTAAGATTTGCAAAGAGATGGGCAGGAAAGGCAGGGCGGTATTTGTAAGTGGCCGTCTTGACCCTGGCAAGGATGGCGCGCCAAATATCTGGTACGACAATGCTGGGAAACCACACGCTGACTACAGCGTGTACGCAGAAACAGTACTGTTTCTGTAAGGGACATCTTATTCGTCAAGGAGGCCACAAGTATAATCGCGGAGCTGATCGAGGCAGCATGTATTATCACTTTTGCCTGTTTGCCAATTAGCTCCGCGATTTGCCCACCTATAAATCTTGACTATTATGCAATCAGGCTGGTACTGGAGGATTGGAATGAAGAAAGGGAAAGCGAGCTCTGTTAAGGTCAAGTGTTCAGATTGTGTCAAGTGGGACTTGGAACAGCTTGACTTCTTCGACGCGCCTGTCATAGAGGTGGTGTTTAAAAATACTGAGGCGCGTGATGAAAATAAAGATTAATTTCGAGAAAGTCCCAGGTGGGGAATACGTAGTCAGCGAGATCGGCAGGATTAAGGCAAACTGGTTTTTGGAGTTTGCAGAAATCAAGGCGCAGTTGATGGTAATGGCAAGTGATATACTCTGGATGACTGATGTCAGCTCTTTATCGTTTGTCTTAGAGAACGGAGTCAACGTTAACATCCGTGTGTATTCAGATAAGTTCAGTTGCCCGCGTGGCGTGACGCAAACGATATGTGTTCAAGAAATCTTATCGCGCAGCTATGCGCTCGACAAGCTCCAGGGAGACATAAAGAAGGCGGTGATCACAAATGAGAGGGAGGAAATATGGCAGCGCCCACATTAACGAAAACGCCATCCGAGATTGCTGATGAGGTGATTGGGTTATTCGAGTGTGCTGGCATAGACACTGTTCGGCAATACATCATCGCGTCCATCAGAGCGGAGAGAGAGGTGACGATGTATTACATTAATCAGATGAACAAATGGGCAAAAGGCGAGAAAGAAGACAGGTCATGAAGCTATCCTGTTGGAAGGTTAATAGTCTCGGCAAGCACTTGCTGTATTTCGAGGTGTGCTACGACGACGGCGAAAAAGAGATAGCTCTCGTTGGTGAATTTGGCTCACTTTCCGCCATTGCATCTCACTACTTCGACACAAGCGTAATAGACACTGCGGGTGAGCGCGTTGTCATCGAACTCAACGTGCGCGATGTTGTTGGGTTTGTGTCAGATGTCTCAAATATCGTGAGCCCCAAGACACCTTGGGTGTCGCATATGGCAATAAAGAAAATGGGGGGAGCATGAATCAGCACGAGGCGGCCAAGAAGTTCATTCTTGGCAAGCGTGTTTATGCAATCAGCTTCGACGATGGTTCCAGGATTCATCTCGGAAGTCCTGGCGGTAATGCGAATATCACATACGCTGCTGAGCGGTGCAAGGGGCCAGAGGCAGTGGAGAGGACAAGTACCTTGCCGTGGCAAAGATACACTGTGGTTGAGACTACGCGCCCATCATTGCAAAACATCTCCACCACCACGCTGAGGTACGATGAAGAGTGAAACGAAGTTGACCAGGAGCGTAGAGGGATGGCGGATAGAAAGTCTATCAGAGATACGCAATGGAGAGCTAACGAATTGGGAGAGGTTCACGACAAAGTTAGTCGAGATGATAGGCAAGGTGCTTTGGCTAACGAACGTGTTCAGTCTCTCGTTCAGAACGTGCTTCGACAAGGTCGGGATGGAGGTGTCAACTCCTGCATTTACAGTCAGCACAGAATTTCAGGCACGTGATGTTGCGGATGGAAAAGCAAGTCTTGACGAGTTGCGAGAAAAGATAGAAATGGAGACATCAATAAGATGAACGTTCATGACGTAGCAAAAATGACCCTTGGTCAAAAGATCGAATACATTTCAGTGGAGAAGACTGATGGTCACGACTACCTTGCTGAAATTGGTCTCAGCAACGGCAAGGTAATTCTCCTGAGCGAGCCAACAGACGATCTCCTTGTCGGGGACGAGAGTGGGGGCGCAGAAGAAGTAGAAGGAGAGAGTGGTCTCAAAGCCCAGGTGTACTCGCTGTCAAGCGTGTTTACATACACATCGACTGTGAGGGCGCGTGGAATTTAAGGAGGGCAACATAGTAATCATCCGTGAGACGAAAGAGATGGGTCTTGTTATTGGTGTCGGAGAACTCTACGAGGTTATATGTAGCGATAACAAAACTTATTTCCTGCACAGCAGCGAGATGCAGTTAGCTGTTCTTCCGTACAGCAATGTAATAAGCACCCTAAATACTCAAAATTGAGGTGACGCATGACAGGCTTTAGCAGAAGAAAAAGACGGAGGCGCGATTCGCACCCGTGCGTGTTATGTGGTCAAATGACGTATGATTGGGACCACATTTGCACAAGGTGTCGAAGGGATGTGAAGGCTGGCCGCGAATACTGTTTGCTGAAAGATAGTGACGACGGCCCCATCACAATTTCTGTTGCGCGGAATTGGAATTTTGGTCATTACACAGGAATCGCAAAGAACAGCAATGCCTCAAGGGAGATAAAAGAGGCTGTACTCATTCTCATTGAGGCTACAAAGGGAGGTTACAAGCCAAATGCGAGTCTGGGCTACATAAAAGGGCTGCATAACGAGCTTGGAGACGAATACATAGCCAAGGTGACAGAAGAGAAGCTGCAAGCTGCAAGCAACTTACTGCAAGCCATACGCGACATCTCTGCGAGGAGCTACAAGGAAGGTCTGCGACGAGGGAAGAGCTTTGTCAAGGATCTTATAGACGGAAACATGACGATCAATGACATGGAAAGGAATTGGTGATGCTTAGCCGATTATCAGTCAAAGGGATCGATGAACACTGGCTTGCACTGTACATAGAATCGACAGGATGAGGTACCACTTAAAAGGAATCCTTGGCTACTTTTTCGCCGTAGCAGTCATATGGCGAATCACGTACACCGATTAACTCGTATACAGGGGGTATACACTACCCCGTATATCCCCTGTAACACCCTACATTCTGACTATATAACGACCTCAGTCTGCCCCGTAAGCACAGTTTAACGCTAGTTTCTAGTCTCATATATCCCTTTGTACCCTACGCACTTCTTTGCGCTTGCTCCTGTGCGCGTTCTTGTATTGCTTCGGCAATTAGAAAAATTTTATTACTACCTCTCCCCTATTGAAAAAAAGTGGCGAAAAAAAAATCGATATGATCGTAGGCCCCGTCTGGCGCGCGCCATTTTCTGAAGGGGGGATGACTACACGAAACGAGACTGGGGCCGTCCTCTTTCTGACTACACGAAACGAGACCAGGTCTCTCCTGTTCCCTTGACTACACGAAACGAGACCGAGTTGATACCCTACCTGTTACCCGGTAAGGGGGGCTTTGCATAAGAAACCTTAAAAGTAAAAAAGTCTATATGCGTTTTCTTAAAAACCTATTGACAAGAAGTCAGTTCTGTGATATAATCTTACCAGATTGAAAAAACGTTCGACCAGAAAACAAGGGAGGGCAGATAGACAGAAGAAAACAATAAACAGGCTTAACTAAATTCTGACACAAGCGCTATTTTCGTACACCAAGTACCTTAAGAATTGAATAGGAGAACTCAAATGATGCAAGCCAAGTTTGGGGATGTGTTACGTGCCACGGCGGGGAATTTAGTGATAGCAGTCTTGGCGTATGTTGTTCTTTGCTTAATCGTCGTTCCTATACTCCGGATTGCGCTAGGAGTAGTAACGATTATTGGCTGGCTGGTAAAGACGGCAGTAAATGGAGCGATGAAGGAATATAGAGCCGAGAGAGCACGAACTAAGGGGGAATAAGTGTCAGAAAACAAGATACTACTAGAAAAGACACAGAGGTTCGGCAGGTTCCCAGATTTTGTAATGTCATCAGACGATGACTGGAGAGTAGAGGTATATATAGCAACACCCACAATAAGAAAGCTAATGAATGCTTTCGGAATGGACGGGCCTTGGGTAGCAATCAAAACAGAGGGGGGAAAATCAATATTGTGTGATAGTGGCTCGTTTGGGCCACTTGATACCAGAGAAATAACAGAAGGTCTCGGTCTCCCCTTTTCGCCACAGGAAAAGAGACTAATAGAGGTCGTGAAGGGGCTCCAGATCAACGAATGGGACATTATTACTTCTCCTGGGATGTTCGAGGGGGAAATGGAGTGTACGCCATACTTTTACGACATGGCTCTAAACGGTATGGAGAGTTTTACCATCTATGACAACATCCTGGGGCCAATACCCGTGTTTGAGGTAGATGAAGAAGAAAGGAGATTATTTGGCCTAGAAAGTAAATACGTCGCTCTCGCCACATCAGAGCAAGGGTTCGTCTCCAGTGTAGAATACCACTTGGCAGCAAAGTGGCTCAGAGATGCGATTGATCAGGAAACCGCCTGGATGAAGGCAGACTAGTTTAATAAGGGGGGGGTGAGAGCCCTCCCCTACTAAAGGGGAGTAGTCATGCGTAATGTCGTACATGGCGTACAGCATCAGAACAAGGCCGATATAGACGCGATGATAACAGAAACAGCGTTCTGCGACTATGACGACTATGATGATATGCTGGTATCGTACGTTGGGGACTGGCAGATGGACAATAAGGGCAGGATCTCGTTAATGGCCGATGCTAAATTTTGCGCCGTTTGGGATCACGAAACAGGGTATATAACCGTTGTCATATCCCCAGTGACCACATGGTGTTATCCGTGTAGCCCGTGCTACCCCGGAGCGGGGGACTTGCAAAGCCCTGGAGATGGGCCATTGCTGGCATATGATCTCCCAGAAGAATATTACTACCGCTCCTAAGGGCAATGGTAGAGGGGGACCTAATCTCCCTCTACCATCCACCATAGTTTATCCCAAGTTTATCCCAAATGAAGGGGGGTATTGAATGGTAGAGTATGAAATGGTAGAACCGAACGGGTACTACAAGGATCACCCTCTCGTATGGTCGGGCCCGGGGACATACAAGCTGAAAAAGGAGTTCTTAACTCAGCTTGTATACTGGGGCAAGGCTAACTCCGGCTTATTCTTGAAAAAGAAGCCAGGCTTATCAGAGTAGTATGGTATCGGGCCTGTCGCAAGGCGGGCCCAAAAGGGGGAAGATCGATGAAAGATCATTATCTTGAAAAGAGTCTTATGGCTGGCTGGTCGTGGCTGACCGGAGACGTGGGCTTTGTGGAATATGGCGGCAGGTGGTATCGCGAGATTGCTCCCGATGTCTTTCATGTTGTCCAGCTTGTTAACATGAAAGATGCGTGCGGGGATGATTCATCCTATACGTATTGGGTATTGCTATCTGAGATAAATTTGAGGGAGGTACCAACCAGTTTGCTGAACGATGCTATGGAGTCATGTGGCTGGGAAGGCATGCCAACCGACGGTCGTGCCGCAAAGATTGCCAAGGTAGAAATGCTGTCCTCATATGGAGTCGTCGCAAATATGGGGGACTGGGAGGGTAACAATTACAGAAGGCTCCTCAGGATGGCAAAGAGAGAGAGCCGAGAAATGGAAAAATCGCCGCTATATCGAGAAACCATGTTAAGCAGACCTGTCAATGCCCTTGGGTCAACGGCTCGCGAGTTGGCGCGTGGGGATATTAAATCCGCTATGGTGCGGGGGGTTATGAACCACGACCCTGCTGCTAAACTGTGCGCCAAGATCTTTGGTGCAAGTGAGGAGTTGATCAGCGCTGTCGAGACACTGGGCGATGAAATGAGACAGGAATAGGTTTTTTGCCCTCAATGTCTACCATCGCCGTGATATGCACGGCGATGGTAGATACTAATGAGCAAAAAACAGCAAAAAGGGGAAAACCAATGGAAGATCATTATCTTGAGAAAAGTCTTATGGCCGGCTGGTCGTGGTTGACCGGGGATGCAGACTTTAAAGACTATGACGGGGCGTGGTATCGCCATTTGAATGGCGGCAAGTACCTTGTCATTCAAATGAACAACACCAGCGGCGCGGGCTGGGATGACAATTACATGGTTGAGGTACAGTTCACCGATCTCAGCGTGGTCCCTCAGAAAGCAATAGCTAAAGCTATCAAGGTA